GCTTTCTTTCTAAGGAAAGATGAAACAATTGTAGAATCGGTTTCTACTTCACCGGCCGTATTAACTAAATTAAAACGATTGCCAACATTTTCAACTTTGTAGATTTCATTAGTGTAACCTACTAACACTTCTTTTTTTGAATTTCTCATAACTCTATTTTTTTAAAGGATTAATATAATAACTCTCATTGTTATTACTTTGTAAATATACGAAATATAATCGGTATTGCCAAATATATTATCAATTATTTCAAAAATATTTCAGAAATATACCATAAATAAGGGGTCAAATTCTCACATAAACCCGGCAGGAATCGATTATCTGTACCCAATAAGGTCAGTATTCCATTCTTCATATTAGTATAGTTTATATTCATAACTTATTGATAATCAATGGGTCATAAGTAGTTGATAATCAATCACTTATGAACCCATTAGTTTTTATTACTTTGTAAGAAACAATTCATTCAAAGTCTTAGTAATTGGAATGATATCGTTAATGTTAATAAAACGGCTATCTTCGCCATACATTGTTTTGAACTTACGTTTTGATGAATCGTGGTCGTAATCAGATACGAAGTAAGCCATCACTTTAACACCTTGCTCTTTGATTTTCTTAACCATCTTACGAGTATGTTGTAGTGCAACCTCGCCATAGTAATTAGTACCATCTTCACTAAAGTTTGGTTCACCATCACATATGTTTAGGAAATATGAATCAATATCTTTAGTAGTTGGAACGAAGTATTTCATAGTTGCTTCATAACATAATCCTTCAGGTGTAGTACCATTGGCAGTTAGTGCGGGAAATAAACGTTTTACTTTATCAAACTTTTCAACTCTACTATCATATGCCTGGCAGATATAAGCTTTTGTACCCCATATACCTCTAATTGTAACCTGAACATTTAAGTTACTAACCATCGATGCTGCTTTACAAATAGCGATTGTAGTTGTAAGTGCTTTATCCCAAGTACTACCACTCATAGAACCACTACCATCCAAACTGATATGTAAGTTAGCTTTCTTAAACTTATCTACATCCTTAGTACTGAATACGTTTACATAATCGTAACCAAGTCCGGCAATCAATCTACGGTCAATCTTACCACTCTTTTGGCGAGGATTATCGGTAACACGTTCTTCACTACGAATTGCCAAACGTTTACCTAATAGTGTACCCAATTGAATACCCTTTCTTAAAGTTGCTTCATTGTATGAGTGAAACTTACCTTCGTCATCCGAACCCCATCCTTTATACCAATGAGCGAATGGAAATGCCGGGTCTTTCATCAACTCTTCAGTCATACGTTTTGATACGATACATTGTGTACCTTTAAGATATACACCATTACTTTGAACTTCTCCACCCACACTAACCATTTCAGTACCACTCTTTTCAACCGAATCAAGCAATTGGCTATCTTTTTTGGTGATACCTTTCTTTTTGATTTGGTTGTTGATAAAATCTTTCTGATTCTGAATCTTTTTATCAAGTTGCTTTTTAATATTATCGGATAAGGTATCTTTGGCTTTACCATTAGCATCATCCTTATCGCCTTCAGCTTCAGAATTACTATCGTTATCCGATTCACTACCATTCATATTTGGTTGATTCTTCATAGAACCACCGCCTGTTGATGGCGATTGTTCATCATCTGAAGCATCATTATCAATATCTTCGTTTACATCGGAATCACCTTGTCCACCATTACCTTCGGTTTGTTGTGGTTCACCATCTTTATCTTGCTCACCCTGTCCACCATCTTGTGGGTTTGGTTGTGATTGTGGGAGTGTATCAATTGATAATCCAATGATTTCAGCTATTTGTTCAGCTATCATCAAACTATCATATGTAGATAACAATCTACTAATGTTTTTAAGTTCAACCAATGAATAAATCTTAGCCAAACCTTTAAGTTTATTTAACTTAGTATTAGGGTTTGTAAGATTGATAACACGGAACATATACGAATCAATTGTTTCATCGGTAAATTCATCGGAAACAATACCCTTATCAATTACTTTATCATTGAAGTATTCATCGTATAATGCACGATAGTAATCTCTATAACCTGGACAGGTATTGAAGATGTATTGGTCAATACGTCTATCTTCAATCCAATTGGTAAGGTTTTTAATCAAACTCCAAGCATCAGAATTATGAACATTTTTTGATTCAAACAATTCTCTCAAAGTTTGAGGAACTGAATAACTACTAAACGTATCGAAGTTTGTTAGATTAATGTGGGATGCTTCGTGCAATGCCAACCCAACAGCCACATCAAATTTCTCTGGCTTAACTTCGGCTGATAATACTACCGATTTACCATCGGTATAAGAATCACCTTTTTTGTAAAACTTAACAGGGATGTTTTTATTGGTTAAGATATTAACGAAGTTACCAATTGCTCTTCGGTGAGCGGATAACCTTAACATTTCCACAGTCGATGATTGTGAAGATGATAATTTTTTTGTTTGAAATGAATCCGTTTCCGCATCATAGTAAGATTCGGTAAACATTTCGTCATCGTAGTTACTCCATTCATCAGCCCAAAAGGATGATGCGGAGGATACTTTGGATTTTTTGTTGGAACTAAATTTAGATAGATAACTCATATTACTCATTTTTATAGTTTAACTCTTAATTGTTCTACAATATACGAAAAATAATCGGTATTGCCAAGCATTTATTGAAATATTTTTTAATAGATTGATTATCAATTAGTTACGCATAAAAAAAGACCTACATATGTAAGTCTTTGATTATCAATTAGTTATGAAATACTACTTTTTAGTGTTTTTTATCATAGCCACCGTTGCTTTATATACCGGCGATTCCTTATCATACTTCAAAGCAGATTTTACTTTAATCATTTTACCCGTTTCAGGGTTCTTAACCAACTTATCAGCTATACCTTTTGGTAATAGTGATTTTAATTGTGTTGGGTTTGTTACCATCTTTTGAGAACCCGGCTCAGCTTTTGTTTGAACTTTTGGTTCATCAACTTTTTGTGGTTCATCTTTTGGTTCAAATGTAAATACTTGCCCACCTTTCAATTTACTATATCCTTGTGCTACTTTTCCAGGTGAGAACTTTCCAATGTTAAATGCTTCGCCTGATTTTGAATCAATAAAAGTTGCTTCACCTTTTGCTTTAGTTTCTTCATCAGCGAATAGTACACTATCTTGCTGATACTTCTTACCCAATGATTGAATATGCTCTTGTGATATGTTTGGAACAAAAAGAGATTTCTCTGTTGTTGGTACTTTCATATCATCTGGACAATCTTTGTATTCAGTATCGGGCTTTCTACATTCTTGCCACATACCATCTACGTGAACAAATCCATATCCCATTTTACGCAAATCGTTTTCTAACTCTTTGTTTCTTTGTTTGTTTTCAGCAGGTGTCAATTCACCTCTACTTGCCGTTACTACTCCCCAATTTTTTACTTTTGGATTGGAAACAACGTGTTGATGTATTCTACCTATTGATGATTCATCTAAATCGTATCTGCCCGCTTTTATCATTTGTATAGTATCTTTTGTATAAATATAAACTAAAACTGAAAATCATCGGTTGGATTGAACCCCTTTGCCTTAGTTGGAGAATTAGTTTGTGGTTTATTTCCAACTACTGTAATCTTAGTTGTTGGTTGCTGATTGGATTGTTGCTCTTTTATAGCATCTCTAATCTCTTCTAATAGAGTTTTAATGATTGTAAATTGTTCAACTTCCATATATGTTATTTAAAATGTTTCATGTGGAAACCAATCTTCATCCCACCCATCTCTACCAGCGGCAGCTCTTCGGTGAGCATCATCATCCCAACTTGAAAAAATATCTTTCTTATTATAATTGTGATATTTTTTTCTCTTATTAAGAATTCGTTTATTCAAAACATTAGATAGAAATAGAGCTATTAATGATTTTCGTCTAGCGGCGGGAGACCGTTCCATATTTATTTTTCGTTGAGTGTGTTATTCCAAGCATAAAATAACCATAATACTGCTATACTTCGTTCCCACCAAGTCCATTGAGTTGGATTAAAATTTGCTTCTATAAATGAAAATATCAAATAAATTAATATCATTTGAAAAATCATAGTAAGCGGTTTCAATAATTTGCTAATATTCATAGTTTAGTATAATAGTTTATTTGCTGTTAAGGATGGATTCGAACCACCACGATGCGATTCAGTAAGTAACACTTTCGCCGGCCGGCTGGTGGTCTACCCCATATTACTTACCTATTTCGTACTCATCACCCCCGAGACAGGAGGGCACGTCTGCCAATTTCATCACTTAACAATATGCGGAAGAACAGGGATTCGAACCCCAGATACCTTTCAGTATGCCGGTTTTCAAGACCGGTGCATTCAACCACTCTGCCATTCTTCCTTTATATATACCTATATGTATATATTAAAATATTTTTTCATCACCAAAATCTTTGGTATTTAAAACATTCTGCCTTCTTCTAGCTTCTTCGGCTTCTTTATACCAACGAACCCAGGTCAATGATACATCGATAGGTGCTAATACCCAAGCCATCATAACTACCATAATAGAATCTAAGCCGGGTGATAACCCAATCATACCATCGTTATATCTATCCTGATATTTTGTGAATAGCTGATAGAAACAATAGATAACACAAATTGCGTAATAAGTCCAAAACATAAATTATTTTTTAATTTTTAATAAAAATGAGTTTGTGAGAATGAATCCGTTTAAATAAGATAGCCAAGTTTCAGAGAGTTTTGATTGTATTGAAATCGCCGACATGAGACCCTAATATTGTTGAAGTTTGTTAATTTTCATTATCTTATTCGTTCATCCGCTATTTGGCATCATAGTTGTCTTGTAAGACCATATTAAATAAACTTCATCACCCCCACTCACTCAATATTTTTAGATATTGGTTGTTGCATTATGAACATCCAATTCATTTTGAAGTTCTTCAATTTGCGTTTCCAATATTGAAATACTATTATCGATATCGGTTACATTTAATTCTACTTCTTTAATGGATTGAACACTGCCATACCTTTCGGTTTGCTTTCCTTCATCGGTTGGAATTTTTTTCAATTCCTTAATCATTCCTTTCAATTCTGCCAATGCGAAGATTTTATCATACACCGGAGCGTTTGCTCTATGGATTTGTGTTTTCAATCCCACTAACTCCGTTTGTAGAGTTTTGATTTTAGCTAAAGCATTCGTCATAGAATATCTACGAGTATTGCCTTCCTCAATTGAGTTATACTTTTGAAGGATTTGATACTGAGTCTTTAAATCAGTAACCAATTTGTTCTTTACTTTTAATGCCTGCTTTACGTTCATAGTTTTATCATTTAGTTTTTAAATATACGATTACTTTTTCAATTTTCCAAATTTATTTTAATGCGAATCGCCAACGTTATGTTTTTCAGCGAAGATTAAATAATCGGGATTGATAACTTTTGCTACCTTCTCCCTAACACCTGTATAATGTTTGATTACAATTCCTTCCTCTGGCACTTTTGTATTTGGAATGAAATTATTGAATACATATTTATCTTGTACTTCTTGTGACCAATTACCAAAATGTAAAACATCAACATATGGTAATCCCAATACTTCAGAAATTTGTAAGTTAGCTACATTAGGACTTAAATACTCACCATTCTCCTTTACATCGAATCCTACGAACTCAATATCCTTCAACCCATAATCATATCCCTTTTGAATTCCGGCGCCGTAAATCTCACCATATAAGGTAATACCATCGCCGATATCTGCACCGGATTTAACATACTCCCACAATTTATTTTTGATATCATATTTCTTTTCAATATCATACCAAACATTTGTATCATAGAATCCATTAGAATCAGAGCCCTTCTCTACATTATGTGAACCAACTACGAATTCGTACCAATTCCATTTATCACCAAATCCAAAGAAGTCCTTAACATTATCCCAAAATGATAATCTAATCTTTTTGATAATACCATATCTTGCATTTGTTCCGTGAATTTTACGAGTAATTTCTACTTCATCTTCTTCGGTAAACATATCCGGCACATTCTTTAAGTTAGGAAACTTATAGTAAACGTGGAAGTTTGGATTTGTTTGATAACGAATCTTCTTACCATTCGATAGCTGAACCATCTTAACAGGTGGCTCATATTTAAAGATATTAAAGATGTGCATACAATCAGAACCATCTTTCAAATCCCAATCTCCGATAGTAGCTCTACCATGTAAGTATTTATCTGGAATGATTAAACATTCTGAATATGTACCTCTTAACTTTACAGTCCTAACTCTACCACCTTTACGAAGATAGCTAGTTACTCCTATTTCATCGGATAAGGCTTCCGGTATAACGGCATCAGTTGTAGCAATGATAACTACATCGCCTACTTTTTGTACACCCTTTTGGGCAATACAATTCCAACCACCAACTACTGCTAATTCAATGTTATCAGCTCCTTCAATTGGTTTGATTTCATTGATTGTTGCCATATAGCAAACTGAATTATTATTTTCCATATTCTATAATTTTACTTCAAATCTATTTTTCATTTGTTCTATTTTTTCAGCAGGAACTCCGTGCTGATTTACTCCACCATGTCTATTCTCTACTATAATAGTGAATACAGTATAGCCATATTTTTTAGCTAAATCAAAGTATTCAGCCATCTCCCATTCCTTTGTGAATGTATTTGATACTACAATTTCAGGATAGAATTGTGGATTAGCTTCGTTATCTTTCATACGAGTTTCCACTTGCTCTCTACACCATTTATGTGCCTGCGTTATCTTTGTTCCATCATAGTTGTAGTTTCCTTCTTTATCGTAGAAAAACTTATCAGCTTCACATATTGCGTAATCATTCCAAATAAAATTGGCGAATGTTGATTTACCACTTCCTGGCAATCCTCTTACTAATGTTAATATCTTATTCATTATCTATAATTTTCAACTATTTCGTGATGGTCTTTACTAAACAAACTTTTTACAGGTCTATCTCTCATAATGGATAATATTTCACTCATATCAATTGGGTATAAGTTATTTCCTTCACATCCCACATCCATCATCTTACCTTGTTGTAATCTCATTGATGGATTAAAGTGAACGTGTCCATGTAAATGGATTGCTCCTCTAGCCATATTATCCCAACTTGCTATTGGAAAGTGCATTAAAGCAAAACGAGCTTCACCCTGCAATGGAGTACCCACATTATACTTCACAATCAAATCCAAATATTTGTTTATTGAACTGAATAAGGATTGAATACCATCTTTGTTATTAGCAATGTGATGGTCGTGATTACCTAATATTAGATGAACATTCTTACATACGATTTGGTCTCTGAACTTTTGTATTTGTTCAAACCCACCAAAACTCCAATCACCTAAATGAAATAGAATATCATCTTGTCCGACCAATTCGTTGATGTTACCAACAAGGTGGGCGTTCATATGCTCTAATGATTTAAACTCTCTTATTGTTACGGGGTCTAACCATTGAGTTGTAGATGAACATATATTGGCATGGTTATAGTGGGTATCACTTGTAAACCATAACCTCTGTCCTTTATTTAAATTTAGTTTCATCTATTTAATTTTTCAATACACTCATCGACCTTATCTCGCAATCTCCCGCCATATCCGTGGTCGCCATCTACCGATACATGTCTCCACATTGGAATACGAGGCTTCATCCATTTGAACGGGTCTGATAATTTTAAATCATCAATTGCTATCCAATTAGATATTTTATTATCTTTAGCCCATTTAGCAATTTGCAATGCTCTCTCATGTTCTAAAGATGTTCTACTCATCTTATTCCACAAATTTTGATGTGTGGTTATATCCAATACTCTGGCAGTAATACCATAGTGTAGAAATATTTGTTTCAGTTGTAAAAATGAAAAGTGCATCTTCCAATCTGAACTAACTACTAACTCAGCGTTTGTTTCATTGCATATCTTTTGTAGTGCCTCACAATCTTCTTTAACCCAAGCATATGGTATTCCAAATTCTTTGGTAGAATCTTCATTAATAGTTACCCAACCATCATCCCATGTTGCCCAAGCCAAAGGACCATCTACATCTATGAATATTATTTTTCTTCTCATCATTTTACATTTAAGTGGACCAGCCTGGGCTCGAACCAGGGACCTACTGATTATGAGTCAGGCGCTCTAACCAACTGAGCTACAAGTCCATATCGTTTAATCTAACGATAAAATCTAATATCGTTTCTTTCAACGATAATAAGGTGCCGGAGGAAGTATTGATTAACTTCACGCAGTCCTTTTCGGTCACTGCACCACTTCGAATCAGGCACGTCTCAATGTGATTCGTCAATCTACATTGTTTATTCCGCCACTCCGGCATATAAGGTTGTAATGTCTGTACGGTTTGTGTCCGGGCAAGCCCTAGTTTCCATTTCATTCTTAGCGTCTGTTCCGTCATTCGTTTCCGAATCATTACAATGTACCAGAGGTGGGAGTCGAACCCACACGAGCGTTTCTGCTCAAAAGATTTTAAGTCTTTCGTGTCTACCATTCCACCACTCCGGCATTTCAAATAACTAAATCAAATATACAAAAAAGTTTTGAATTAATCAAGCTTTTTTATAATTACTTTATGCAATTTTGTATGTTTTTCATTCTGATTAATCAATACATCGATTTTGTTTTTAAATCTACTATTCATTAAATCTCTAACGTACCAAACTCCATTAAACCTTCCGGCATTACTCAATACTACTTTTTCACCAAATCTGAGCCTTCGTTTCAAATCTCTACTAACAGCTATAATTCTATGCTTTTTTGGATTATCTTCATCAATTTCAAAACCACTTGCGGTAATGTTTGGCGAATCATCCGTTTCTTCTGCTGAAGTAGAATAAGTTGTTAAGGTTACTATCTTTTCAAACTCATCAGCAATTTTAACTTTTACTTTCTTTTCCGTATGTATAACAAACTTCTTTGTATCTGAAGCTGATGTTATTAGATTATACGGAAAAAAACATAATATAGCTATAAAAATCCAATTTCTTTTCATAATATTGTTTTATAGTTTAACGTGATTCGGATAGGATTCGAACCTATGACCTACTGCTTAGAAGGCAGTTGCTCTATCCAACTGAGCTACCGAACCATTGCGGACTGTACGGGACTCGAACCCGTGAACTCTACCGTGACAGGGTAGCATGATAACCAACTTCACCAACAATCCATTGAGCCTCCTGTCGGAATCGAACCAACGACCTACTGATTACAAATCAGTTGCTCTACCTGCTGAGCTAAGGAGGCAATTGATAGGTTTCCCTTCCTATCGTGTAATGTGTACATCATTACTTCAGCCTTGCAAAGCTCGGAACTTTTTGTACTCGGTACGGGATTCGAACCCGTGCTACATCCGTGAAAGGGATGTGACCTAACCCCTAGTCCAACCGAGCATTTCTATCTTCCAAAGAACTTATACAAATATACAGAAAGTTTTTTATAATAACAACTATTTCTATATATTTTTTTCAGTACCCATAGAAGGATTCGAACCTTCAAAACCTGGGGTCTAAAGCCAGTGCGTATGCCAATTCCGCCATACGGGTATTTTAGCAACTTGTTCTATATCTTTTAACGCTTCCACTCCAACGTCTAACACATATTAAACAAGCTCCATTTTCTTTTATAATTTTTCTGATTCTAATCAATCGATTTATTCGACTATTAGATTCCAATTTATTTGTTTTCATGTAGAGAGTGAGGGGCTCGAACCCTCGCGACTTTAACATCCTACCTGTTTAGCAAACAGGCCCCTTCACCAACTTGGGTAACTCTCTATTGGGGGTGATTAATGGGATTCGAACCCATACTATCAGTACCACAAACTGACGTGCTAACCATTAACACTATAAACACCATTTGTTGTTCACTTTTTTTGTTTGTTCACCGATAGTGAACACTCTAAATTTGTGAACATTGTAGTTCCATAAGGACTCGAACCCTAACTTTTTCATCCGTAGTGAAAGGTGCTATCCAATTACACCATAGAACTATTTGCACCCCCTGAAAGATTCGAACTTCCATCTGCGGTTTTGGAGACCGATATGCTACCATTGCACCAAAGAGATGTTTGTTGGTAATGCGGGATTCGAACCTGCCACCTTCTCGGTATCAGCGAGATGCTCTAACCAAATGAGCTAATTACCAATATTGTAGGGTAAGAAGGACTCGAACCTTCACGATGTCTTGCTCCCAAAGCAAGCGGCCTAGCCATTGGCCCATTACCCTATATTGTTACCCGAGCTGGATTCGAACCAACCCTAACTCCGTCAAAGGGAGTTGTGCTACCGATACACCATCGGGCAAAATTCTCAAGCATTCTACTCCCCGCAATCGGAATTGTATCTTACTTAGCCCATCGTTGGCGGTATGGGTACTTGAGTTGTGAGAGTAGAAGGACTCGAACCTCCGAACTCGAATGAGAACTGATTTACAGTCAGTTGTAATTGCCGCTATACGATACTCCCAATTTGAGCGAATAGTAGGAATCGAACCTACATCTCCTACTTGGAAGGAAGGAGTAATGACCATTATACGATATTCGCATTTCAAAGAACCTATGAGGGGAATGATGGATTCGAACCATCGACCAATAGATTAACAGTCTATTGCTCTACCGCTGAGCTAATTCCCCAAAACAAAAAACCCCCTAACTTTGTTGTTAGAGGGTTTATATAATCTAAATGTTATTTACATTTTATCCTACATCCGTATCCTCTAACAACGCACGTCTGCCTTCCCAAATTAGATTCGGTTGGCTATAAATCGTATGTGTTAAAGATGTTTTCATTGTTAATATATATCTAATATTTAAAATATAGTAATTTAATTTCAAAATACGCCACGTCAAGTCATGCTCCGGTTAATACTAGCCTCATTAAATTACTTAGAGCGGTGAAAGGTGCTGCCCCCCTCCTCCTATCTGGACGATAGGTGTGCTACTGTTACACTAACACCGCTTATAAAAAAAAAGGATGAGAATACTCCTTTCGGCGAACCAGCTTTAGAAAGATTATTTGTTTCCTTCCGTTTCCACATCCTTTTGAGATGTACCAATTCAATGTGGGTTAGTAATGCCAACCACTCATAGAGTTTCAAACTACTCTCTACTTAATCATTTTCTTCAAGCCTCGCAGCCTGATTAGTTCTTGCGGAATTAGAAACCTTTCAGTAGAATCACAGACCTCTTGCGAAGGTATCGTGGCAGGGAACAACTCCCTACTATGTACACACCTTTCGTCTGAAACTGGCAAACACTCATGCTTATTTTTAATTTAAGATTTTGATGTCCTATCAAAAATGAGTTTTGGTTTATAGATGGATTCAGGTAGTGGTTTGCCACAAGCTCCGTTATCTTTTGAACAACAGAATACTTAACTACCCGATGTGTTATCCCTAACACCATACTTCAAGTCATCTTCATCAATAAGGATTGGTGTCCTACATTGAAGGATAGTAACGCCACCACGCGTACACAGTCTTATCTTACTACCTTTCGTATAGCTTGATTTTAAGACCACTTTGGTATTGAATCACGCAATGATAAGGAGAGATTAAGTCCTTACTTCTTACAATAATCCTATGGGTTATTCTTATTGGTATTCCTACCTCAACTGAACAATCTATGGTTGCCCAGTCATTCCAACTCTTCTGCTAAAGTGTTACCCTCACATACAAAGCCACAATGATATCCCATTTGCCTACTCAAGCTTATCTCCCTTACGGGGGAGTAGCCGCAATCGTATTAACCAATACAATCACTTTATCCTACTTTCGTAGTTTATTTCACGACCATAGGCGGCCGTTGTTATACTATGTAGAACGAATCTACTATGTATAATCTTTTCAATAATTTAAAGAACTTCTTCGTTTGAATACCGAGTATCTTTCATCACCTATAAGTTTCAAACTTATTGTAAAGATACGAAAAGTTTTTCAAACTTCCAAATTTTTTTTCAAAATGTTTTAGTGGTGTCCGGCTTTTTAGCGTGTCATAAGTAAATATGACTGGGCGTCACACAATCGGTTTTATTAGTTGTTGGCTTCAACCACCATCCCATTTTGTTGTTACAAATATACGAAAACATTTTCACATTTCCTAATTTATTTGTAAATATTTTTTGTGAACCTCATCCAAGCCCTGTTAAGGATACCGTCTGAATACTACTTTCACAAAATTCTAGTAGTGTAGATTTGTTGCGGCGGATGGATTCGAACCACCGACCTTTAGGTTATGAGCCTAACGAGCTACCACTGCTCTACGCCACGATATAATTTTAAAGAACTTACGTTGTATTTATATATATACAAATATACGGAAAAAAATCCAAAATACAAAATATTTTTTTTGTGGAGGTGAAGGGAGTCGAACCCTTGTCCAAATACGGATTTAATAACCATCGTTCACAAGCTTAGTTTGTTTTTCTTAACAAACAAAATAAATAGTTTCTAATTCCCCGTTGCTACTATTAAACTTAGATGGTTCAACTTTTAGAGCCTGAACCAAAAACCAGCTCTTTGTAAACACTTCTGTTACTAGGCGTATGTGCACCGGCCCTATTGTTTTGATTAGGCTGCTACAGCGTAATCAGCACCTACGAATGCCATAGCATCTTCGAAGGTGAATGAAGATAATTCTTCTGCGTTTATTGTTCGATAGGTATTTACGGATTTCCATCTAACCCGGCTTGCATCAAATCACTAACTCATCGTACCTGTCAAAACCAGGCACCCCCATATTTCAAATAACTTATTACAAATATACAGAAAGTTTTTTAAACTTCCAAATTTATTTTATAATATTTGCATTTTTTAACATCAATTGTGTGGTTACCCACTTTTTACCAATTGCGTTTTTAATGCCAGAGTTTACAAACATATCAACATGCTTTCTACAATCACTTGATACATTATTTCCATTCTTACTATTATCTACAATACGAAAATTAGCTGATGAAAACATTGTTTGGAATTTACCCAAATTGTTTTGGCATTCTTTCCAACTCGATATTAATAAATTATCAGGCAATACCCTATCTCTCATAGAGTTTCTATATTGAGCTACTTCTAATGAAGTATTTACAAATACCATAAAGGTATCATATCCCAATGCTTCGGCTCTTTGTTTTTGCTTTTGAATTTTAGCTACATCATCGCCTGTACCATCAATAATCATTCCTAATCTACCCTCTTCGTAAAATGATTTAATTTTTTGAGTAGTTTGCTTAGCTAATTCTCTTACACCTTTAGGGTCTTCTGTTATTTTCTTCCAAAATTCAGGCTCTTCTTTCTCTATTCTTGCTAAATCTTTTGAATCAATACCACTCTTTTTTAATTGAGCTTCAAATGCAGTATCCGAATTTACAATCTTTAATCCGGCGGCGTTTACTCTACTTAATCCGTGACCAATTCCAAATATTTCTTCGGTTACCTTAGATTTGCCACTACCAGGACCACCCGCCATAAATATACATTTAAGGATACCTGGGTCATATACACCCTCATTCAATAAATCTGATAATCGTATCATTATAATTTTTTTCTTAATTCTTTAATAAATAGTTCATAGTTGTGAGAACCATATTCATCCTTTAATACTTTTCCTACTGCATGAGCAAAATCAACATATGACATCGAATCATCTATTCTGGATATTGCTCTATTTATTTCAGATGCCAATTTATCAGATTGAGCTGATTCTTTTATTAAAGTTTTTAATTTTATCATCTTACATCAAATTTTTCTATAAGCTTAATAGCCGCATCAATATGTTTAACTGCTTCTTTACTATAAGGTACTATATTATGTCTAACTTCTTTTAATCTATCCAAAGAAGTTTCTCTAGTCATATTATGCATTAGAGCTTCGTTAGTAGGTTGTTTCTTTAAAAGTTCTTTTAGTTTCATTAGTTTATATAGCAGTTTAATTCGTATTTACTTTTCATACCATACACTTGAATGTGAAGTTGCTTTCTCTGAACTTTACCATCTTTAGATAACTCAATACTAAATCTATTAGTCTTACCTTCCGATGGTCGTTTTGGTCCCATCCCTATTTTTCTAAAAGAATCATCATCGTTAATTTCATATCCTTGCTTTTCTGCGTATGCTTTAGCTGCGTTAATAGCTGAAGTATATGTGTTATGATATGTTTCAAATTTAGCTGCTTCATTCAAAACTGATTTAGATTTTGAATTAGCTATAATTGATTTTAATGTTATCATTATTCGAAAGTTTATTATAAATATAAGATAATATTATAATCCTACTTCTTCCCAATTAGAATTATTAAATCCGGCATCTCTTTTAACTGATACCGCCAATGCTCTATTACGTTCTTCATCTTTTGAAGAGTTGTTATTGATTAGGATACGTTCCTCTCTACCAATACCCATTACTAATTGATGGAATTGAAATCCCGCGTTTCCTAATTGTCTAACGGTCACCCCTCTCAAAGAATCGGGTCGTGCAGTAGTGATTACAATATGATGTCCGGCGGTAATCCATTCTCTAAACTTTTCTCTAGCACCTGGCAGAACCTCAAAATTGTTTTCATTTAATTCGTTGAAATCTACTTGTCTTAAAATAGTTCCATCGATATCACAAAAGATAGTTTTTACATTTTTCTCACTCATAACTCTTATCGTTTTATTGACTATAAATATACATAATATATCTGATATATCAAAGCTTTATTTAAATTATTTTACCAAGATGATGAATAATAATAATCAGCATTCTCATCTTCTAATGCTTCTTTTAAGATATCAATTGTATTATCAATACCACTAAAATACCATTCATCATATTCAGTTCCTCCAAAGAAGAACCCACTAGCGGAAGGTAATAACTCATCTGCTAATGAATTATCAGCTTTAACTTTCTGGCACAATTCCAATAAAGTTTTTAATGCCTCTCTATCCACATAGTAATCACCACAATCATCGATACCTTTTTGTACATTCTCAACGAACCAACGATGGATTTGATTTTGCTTACGCCAATATCCAGCTTCTTCGATAATATATTTAACCTTTTTAGGGTTAATATTTGTAGGTTCACCACCTCTCGTAACTTCTACATTGTATTGCTTATCAGCATCAATGTGTTCCCATTGTCTAACGTAACTACGTTTGTCTAAATACATGTCTAATCCCATAATTTTAAGTTTTAAAGTTTATATAATTAATTTTTAATATTCATCTTCAGTATCTTCCTCATCATCGTAATCCGTTTCATCATAGAAATAACCCTGATAATCACAGCTATCCGGTCCAGCCATTTCATATACCCAACCATCAGCTAATTCAATTAAGTTAGGATAGTAAACACCTTCAGTACCTACACCACTATCATTATCTTTGAATGCTATGTTAATACCAAATGCTCTCGCCTCATCAGTATATTCATCACCTGTTTTATCGGATGTGAATCCATTCATTTCAGCAAGTAATTCGTAGTAATCTTTACCACCAAATACACCATATCCATCGTATTGTGTTTCAGTCCATACATTACCTTTATTATCAATCATTTGTACTCTAAACGTTTTAGTATTAGAGTAAGTGTTAGCGATACTTCTATCTGTATCTTGTGTTTTCCAACTGAAAAATCCCATAGTTTTAAATTTTAAGTTTTAATTTTTATTAGTAATCGTATTCATTTAAGAAACAATTTTGTTTACACATTGCCAATAGGAAAATATTGTTTCTACAATCGGTATCTGCTCTACTAAGAGCTAAGTATAAGTTGTTAGCAATTACTGCTTCAACGAACCCACCACCTGCGTAAGAACTCTTATCACGCGTACACATAATAGAAACCATAATATCCAGAATATGTTCACTTACATTTGTGAATCCATACTCAATAGCGAATTTAGTAGCTCGCTCTCTACATTTTTCTCTGATATCCATATATTTTAAATTTTAAGGTTTAACTAATTACAAACAAGCTATTGCTTTTTCAATATTACTTTCTGAATAACCATACGTTTTAGCTTTCTCAATTGCTTTCTCTAAGGATAACACACCAAACACATACTCACCAGCAACTAACCCTCTAAGAGTTTTGATTGCCGATGGCCAAGTTCCATGCGGAGCGGCGTTGTTACAATGAACATACTTAGCGTAAGATTCTATCTTAGTACCATTTTCAGTTACATTGCCTGTACCATATTCGTAGATATCTTCGTAACCATTATAACGACCACCACTAAGTGAATTAACAAACGAACTGATTTTGTTCCATTCGACACTACCTCTATCTAAGTCAGTACCATCGGCGTTACACACATCGATTGAAACTGAATTACCATTAGCGAAGGTTTGTGAACTAGCCCATACTAATAAGTTAGGGAAGTTTTTCTTAACGAATTGCTTTGAAATGGAAGCAACTTCTTTACGTCCGATACGGATGTAAGGAGTTTCTATTGGTTCACCCCAATGATTGGTAGTGATTAAACAATTGGATGGTACTTCACAAATCATCCCAGCGTAGTTAAATTTCATTTTATTTTTCATATCTCTCATTTTTATTACATAGTAAATATACGAAATAGTTTTGATATTGCCAAATATTTTATCGATTATTTTTGGAAATATCGATTATTTTTTATACCATTGGAAATCCATTGATGTTTACCGTTGAACGATATTGGGGTGCGTTTGCACTCCATCCCTTTGAATGATTACTAAACGGTTTAGCTGCTTGTGCAAACCTACCATAACTTTTTACTGAATTAGATGGTTGTCCGATACTATCCCAAGCACTTTCCCACCTAACAGGCAAAATACCATCCCTAACAGTAATTTCACAAATAGCCGTAGGTGAAAATCCTACGATATCCTTTCTATCAACTTTACGGAAAATGTTTTGGCGATTAGCCTTATCAACTTCTATAAAAGTAATTGAACGGGCTTTAACCATACATACTTTTAATTCCTTAGTGGCTTTTTTACCATTAAGAGAAACGTGTATTTTACAAATTAAACCTTTGTAAAAGGATTCGGGTAATTGAATTGCTTTCATATGTTTATCTATATAAGGTTACAAAACTACCAAAGTTTTTATCAAATACATTTACTGCATTTTCATAATCACCACTCATCATTTGTTTTTGAATTTCAGATGCATCCATTCCCAATTGTTTAGCCAAATTTTTAGCCGTACCTATAAGAAAGAATACGTTACCCTGTGGGCCTGTAAGGTCAATTTCAATGCCTGTACTTTTTTTAGATTTTATCATTGTTTTAGATTTTAAAGATTAAAAGAAAAATGCGTTCCAAGCCCATGCATTTGGTACTCTATACCGCTCACCTATTCTACTTTCATCACCACTACGATAAGGTGATTGTACCACCTCAAATAAACACGTTGCTTTATTAACTTTAATTAATTTAGCTCTTAATGTTGGCGAACGATTCTCCGATACATCCTTACCAACTACTGATTTTAATTCTTCTATTTTGTTCATAACTCTTAATTTAAAGATTAAAGATATTCAGGACCATAAACACCAAAGCGGGCACTACCATCAATGATATTACCTCTAGCATGCTTTGCCGGAGCTTTCCACGTTGCTGCTTTTAACAAGTCACCTTTCTTAATCGGTGAACCTTTTAATACATCATCAACTCTACTGATGAATCCCCAACAACCTGTACCCTGCCATAATCGGATAAATTTGTTACCGATTTCAACAGTCAGTTCTTTGTATTGATTCGGCATATCAGCTTTTTCGTAATACTCTTTACGTTCAGCGTTTACCTTATCTAAGAAGTTTTTAACGATTGGATTAGCCTCTAAATAATCGATGGCTTTTTGATTTGTAGTTCTCATAACTTATTTGATTTGATTAATAATGTCTCTCATTTACTTAGTAAATATACGAAATATTCCCGATATAGCAATGGATTTTTTCAATTATTTTTTGGAAATATCAAAATATTTTTATAGTGTAGTTAGATATAAGGGGGTCTAAAACGTACAGAAACACCCCAAAATCCCCCTCAAATGCCCCAATCAGGTCCCAAATCCACCCGGTATATTATAGCGGTTTATATACATAACTCGTTGAAAACCAATAGGTTATAACTCATTGATAATCAACGGGTTATAACCTATTTAACTTTTAGTTATGTTTCATTCCTTTACACACGCCATATCCCTGCCTTTGGGATAATTTATATAATCGTTGGGCATCTTCCATCGGCATTATCTGAATTTCGTTACCCGTTTTATGATTCGTAATTGGAACTCCTCCTACTTTTTGTGTAGTAGAACAATTAACACAACTACGATAGCCATATTTAGTAAAACGTAATAATGGCATATGTCCATTACATTTTACACATTGCATCATTTCTATTACTTTCATAAATTAAATTTTAATATTCATTTACTACCCAATTATGTAACCCCGCTATTTTAACTACATACTTTCCATTTGCAGCTTTATGTAAATAACGGCGAGTAGGTCTATTTTTATAAGGTATAATCAAACTTTTCAATATATGTGAGAAACTATTTGAACCAAATGTATTTCTATAAAAATTGTGCATATCAGTATGTGACATTTCGCCCAATATTTCTACCACATCCAAAATAGATTGTGTAACACCTTTATTAACTTTACTTTTTTCATACCTTTCCTCATCTTGTACTAATGTAGAACGATAATCTTCATCAGCTTCTTCGTTACTTACATAGTGAGAACGAATTTCATCTTCCGATGGTATAGTAAGATAATTCCCATCATCATCATCTTCTTCGGATAACTTACTATTTAATTCTCCATACAATTTTTCCAATAAAGATTCATTTAATTCTTTATTTACTAACATACCGTGATGTGCGGTAATACCTAACGAATAAATTAATTCGTTTAATTCTCTGATACTTAAATTCATATTTTATTATTTTATAGCGTGATAAATAGTTTCTCCGTTACTGAATCTGGCAGTAACTCCCAATGGTTGTGAATATTGCTCAAAGATATCTTCGATGAACTCTATATAATCATTAGCGATTACACTCACTCTGGCATCATCCGAGTATGTATCATCATCGTATCCATTTACATACAATCTAACATGCCAATCTAAGTTAACACCTTCATAGTAACCACTACGAATAACAGGTGTAACATATATTTCAATTTCATCATCTTCGATGGTTACTGAATTACTGAATGAACCTAATGATTTGGATGGAAACGAACGTAATTCATTCGGGTCACTTTTACCATAATCATAATAGTCGGAATGTTTACTGAATTCTGATTCTAAGTTTTCTACTAAGTCATCATAAGCCCATTCATCTTCTAATTGAACGGCGAATATGTGAGTAGCATTTACATTGTGGAAATTTGAAGTAGCCATAGTTATTTAGTTTTAGATTTGATTGAATAAAATTTGTTGGTTTCGGCTTTAGCCTTTGTAAGTTTCTTTTTAAATTCAGCTTTCTTACCGCTGAATAACAATTCTAATGATTCCATCATTAAAATACGATGTTTAGGTAATTTACTCATATGTTTAGTTTAACCATAAATTGTAAATATAATCATAACTAACATTCAAAGTCTCTGCCAGTTTTTCAAACAATCGTTCTCTAACAATACTATCACTAACACCAATGTATCTATACACATCACCATCAACAATCAGTTGATTTAATAAACCAGGAAACGTTGGGGTTTCGTTAAGTTCTAATCCCAATTCATCGGTTGGGTAAGCCTCTAAATAAAATTCTCTAATTTTCATATCTTTTAAGTTTTAAGTTTAATAATTACAATCCCTGCTCTCTACGAAGGTCATATTCTTCCTTCTCAATTTCCGAATACTCAACCACTTTTAAGTAGGGTTTGAAATCGGTCATATAATAACCATTAAGATTAGCTAAACTAATCATTGAATCAACGAATGATTTACGAACGTAAGTCATATCGGAACTACCAAACCCCTGGTCTTCAGGCCAATCTGAATAATCTTCCATCACATCATTCAACGCCTCATATACGGCATCTGAATAAGTGATAACACGTTTAGTAAAACGTCCTTCAACAGGGAAAGCGTTTCTAACTACATCGAACCCTTCGATTAAAGAAGCGGTTGCTAATACTGAATTAAGATTAAATGGTAAACTCATATTTTTAAATTTTAAGGTTAAATTATTTGTTATCGTTGATATTTTTGTAATGATTCATTATCATCATTAACACATTAAGATAGTGAGTAAATTGTTCACCCTTAGTACCATCTATCATTTTAATAGTACACACATTCCATATTTCCATCCCATCACCTCTATCTACATCGAAAGGTACTTCACCATCGGTTTCCCAATTTGGGGTAGCTAATATAGTAATATCGTTTTCCTTATCCCACCATTCCAATGTACCACTCATACTATCGATATACCCTTTGAAATTACCGATTTCTGAAACTTCTTTTAAGATTTCTTCTGAACTAATGTAACTTTTACTCATTTTTGATTGATTTAGATTATTAATGTCTCTCATTTACTTAGTAAAGATACAAAAAAAGATTGGATTGCACAAGCTTTTTATAAAAAAAAGTTGTAAAAGTCAAAAATTTTTTATAGAACATCAACCCGTTACATATAGAAAAAACCTTAATATGGGGCAAAAAAATAACCCATTGGTTATCAATGAGTTATAAGTCGTTAAAAATCAATGGGTTAGCGAGATACCCTATTTCCAATGGTTATTATCCCTTTCCCACCAAAAAGTAAGGTCTTGGATTGTATCATCATAGTAGTCGCCCACAAAATCGGATTTGAACTTACTCCCTAAGTTCTCATATAGAGTGAGAGTAATTATCTTTTGGTCGTAACCTAAATACCTCCTCATCCAATCAACAACGTATGTGTAGTTCCCTCCCCTTATTACCCCAGCTTCCACCAATATAGGGGTCTTATACCTAAATGTGTGTTTATGGGTTTGAAAGGCGGTTCTCATTTCAAATATGTATTTATCATCCCATTCTTCATCAGGGTATGGAACATCGATTCCGAATCCATCACATATCTCACCATCGTATGAAAGGTGATGTCGTAGGATTTGACCAACAATAGCCGAATAATCCGTAGATACCGTTATGATAGTAGAATTAAAAGCATTCCATCCGGCTTCTAACAACTCATCCCCTAATGCATCGATAAGCTCGAACTCTTCGGTACGGCTTACGAACTTGATTGGTCGCATACTATCAAAAATTTTTGAGGTTACGACTTCGTTACCCCAGCCCCTTCCCATTTTCCGGCACCGGCTGATAAGAAGTTTTCACCATTTCTATCTAACATAATCCAATTAGCCGATTCCAACTGAAACCAACTATTTAATTCTTCTAATACTTCTTCTGCCGTAAAACACGAACAACTATATAAATCAAACTGAAACATCGATGGACTTTGTGCATCCCAAACGTGTATCGATGAGTGCGATGTTGCCAATGTTACAGTTCCCGTAATTCCTTCATTACCTTCCTCATTCACATACACCGATGTGGGGCCGGCAACTACTACCATTCTAACTTTATTTACTAAACTTTTGAAAAATTCATTCAAACGAGCTTCTTCTTTTGGTGGGTTGCTCATATACCCCTTTACTAATAGATGTAAATGATTTGGTACAAACACTACTTTTAATTTTTGTTTTATTGGTGGTCAGATGGTGGGCAAACCATTTCTAGCTCATCCCACTTATATTTAGGTTTTTCATTTAAGAATACATAACACTTCCATTTCTTTTGTGTTTCGAAATAGATATGTTTATGTAATACCAATGGAATTGCTGCTCCCGTTGGTACTCTCTTAGGTGTTTTATCGAATATACATTTGATGATGATTGTTAAGTTTTCAGTATCATCCCATTTTCTTTCTTGCTCTTCTAATAATCTCCACTCACCTCTGTTAAGGTATTGGTCTTGCATTATACAATTCAAATATGAAAAGGTTTGTTTTAGGTTTTCCATATTATCCGAAAACGTTGCAGCAGGTGCACCATGTCCTTTATCATATATGTTAGCCTTATAATCGTCCGCATCAGATGTTTTGATATCCTTTTCTTTATAGAAATCCATAGCCCCTCTATTAACTTTAGTTGGTCTATTAGTTGAACGATATTTAATTACTAATGGTTGCTCTAATGTTTGTGAGTACAACACTTGAAATACGTGGTTCTTAATTGTAACATCCTGTGCGAATGTTGATAACGATATCACTACAATAGTGATAATTGATAATAAAAATTTCTTCATCCGATTGCGTTTATTTTAGCTATATATATAACATAAATTAATTAAAGTATCATTCTACTTCCAATCAAAATGTTGCTTAGGAATGGTGAACCGGGTGCTGTATTACCACTTAACTTATAGTTTATACTAAGTCCAAATCTTTTACTGATTTTATAATCAAAGGATGAACCCAATAGGAATCCCATATGCCTATTCACAGTGGTCATTCCTGCTACTGTATTATATGATATTGGAGCAAACATTGTAAATATTTGAGGTGATACCGTTAGTTTCTTACTATACTGATATGGTTTTGTCCAAAATGCTACGGCTGATGTTGACATATTATAATCATATCCACCTTTTCCATTTTCAAGCAGTAAATTGATTACCCCCAAATTATATCCAAATACTCCATACTTTGCAGTTGGTTTAATCCATGTATAACCTAATAAGTTCATATAGTTACCATTCAAATATGCGAATGCAGATGAGTAAGAATGTATGGCGTTTAATTTACCTTCCGAAAAATCTAACTTAGTATATCCACCACTTAATACGAATGTTTTTAAATCACTCATAATAACGGCAGTTCCCGTATAACTTTCATCGCCAGCCATAGATGCTTTAGATACACCAATTGTAGCTGATTGTAACCATCTACCATCCGGTGATTCTATTGTAGATAAATCTGATGATAATAACATTGGATTAGATACAGCTTGCTTTTCTTTTTTCTTTTCTTCCTTCTTCTCCTCTTTTTTCTCTTCCTTCTTTTCTTCTGATTTAGATTCTTCTTTCTTCTCCTCTTTGGATTCCGATTTAGCTTCTTCCTTTTTCTCCTCACTCTTACTTTCGGATTTGCTTTCCGATTTGGATTCACTCTTTGTTTCCGATTTGGTTTCAGTCTTTGCTTCCGTTTTACTTTCAGATGAACTACCCGAACTTTGTGACGAAGATGATGAAGAACTACCCCCACTTTGTGATGAACCACCACTTGCTGGCGGTGGAGTTGATGTAGGTGGTGGTGTTGATGATGCCGAACTAGCTGCAGCCGAACTAGCTGAACTACTTGCCGCCGAAGATGCTGATGATGAAGCTGCTGAGCTAGCCGCCGAAGATGCCGCACTAGCTGCTGCACTACTAGCTGCCGTTGCAGCTGCATTTGCTACGGCTTGTTGTACTATTGGATTATTGATAACGGGGCAAGTTAATGCTTCGTATGTAGTTTTAGTTGTTAGTAACCAACTTTGAATTAAACCCGTTTGTACTTCTAATGGAGTGAATGTTCTGACCTGATTATAAAAGGATACAGTTGCGTTTCCATTTATTATCGTAGTTGTGGCTATCTTTTTTTCACCCGTACACTTATCTACGAATGTTTGGGTATAGGTTTGCCCTATCGCTTGTTCAGCGAATAATGATATAACAATTATCGTTAAGGATAATAGCCATTTATTCATTACACTTTGTCATCTAATGAATGATATACTGCAACGTATATATGTTTTATGAACAACAAACCTATAATCCCTATTAATACTGATAATGATTGACTGTGGAAATTATAAAATAAATATCCAATTCCAATTACTAATAATAATATAGCAGTTGTTAATAAAATTGATAACAATCTTTTATTCATAATCTATTTTTATATAAATATATCTTTCCAATATTATCTATACAAATAGCACTCATATTTTCTACCCAATCCCCACTATTGAGATATCTTTTACCATTAATAACTCTATCCGCAGGTTGGTGAATGTGTCCGCAAATCACCCCATTACACCCTTTTTTAGCGGCCATAGATAATGCAGTAACTTCGAAATCGTTTACATAGTTTGTTGCTACCTTAACACTTTCTTTAATCTTTTGTGAAATGGATATATAAGGTAACTTTCTCCATTTACGATATGTGTTATATACTCTGTTTAACCAGAGTGCAAAATCATATCCTACTGAACCTATCTTTGATAACCATTTGTATTTGGTTATAAAAACATCAATAACATCTCCGTGGAAAATATAGTAACTCTCCATAGTATTATTGATATCCAACTTATAATCTTCTCTAATTTCAATTGCTCCCAAATGTGTTCCAATGAACTCTTGTATAAACTCATCATGGTTTCCCCTTATCCAAATGATTTTGGTTTTCTTTGATAATTTTAATAATTTTGATATAACTTTAGTATGCTGCTTTTTCCACTTAGTTCCTCTACTTAAAGCCCAACCATCTACGATATCCCCATTAAGGATTAGTAAATCGGTTGGATGTGAATCCAAAAATTCAATAAACTCGTCTGCTTTACTATCTTTTGTTCCCAAATGTAAATCGGATACTATTATTGCTTGATGTTTCATATCCAATAATTTTGATGGTTTTTGAAGAAGTTTGTATTGTTTCGGTTGATGTAGCATTTGATACTTAATATAAACATGTAAAGAAATCCTTTGTTTTTAAATCTTCTTGCAGATGTCCATACACCCTTTGTTTTGTGTATCTTCATACTTTCTGCTTTTTGAGAAACCCAATAATCTTCTGCAAATAAATGTGTTTCATCATATCCACCCGTTTTCCAATATGCTTCGGTTTTCCATAATTGGAATCCACCTACTGCAAATGGAGTTCCTATCCAATTACTTATTCTTTGTTGAATATCAAATAAACGGAATATCCAATTAAATCCTTTTTCCGTTTGGAATGGTACAGTTACTAAATCAGTATTATATGCTAAACATTCGCCTAATAGGAATTTGTTGAATAACATTATATCTGCATCTAAAAAAAGAATATAAGGAGTAGTTACTAATTTACTTCCCTCCAATCGGGCTTTAGCCGGAAAACCACCTTTGATTAGTTCAATATTTAATGAATATCGGTAGTCATTTTTCGTATATTCTAAAAAATCTAAACTAACACCCTCATCGGAAGTATCTGCAATAATAATCCTAGTTCCAGCTATACCAATTTGTTTCGCTATAAATGAAACACATTCGTAAATATTATCCTTTTCGTTTTTACAAGGGATTACAATAGTTAGTAGTTCTTTCATAGTAATAAATAAAAAACCCCATTTTAATGATGGGGTTTCAATGTTAATAAATTATTAAGATATTATTTTTCAAATATTCCTTTTTTAATCATTCTATCCAAAATTCTAGCACAAGCAATATCCAATGCTTTCTTAGTTGCGATTGAAATAGTTGATTGATTGAATTTCATTTCATCTACAGTTGCATCTGATAATAGTGTTAGTTCTCTAGTCGTTTTTGCTTCACCTAGTCCACTTGCTCCGAATACTACACCAGTTTCTGCATTTGTGAAACGAACCTGTAAACCAATACGAGTTACCATTAGGTTCTTTACACCATCTTTAAGGTTTACTGTCTCATCTTCCGATACTGAATAATCATAACATTCAATTGTTACAAAGTATTCTGCTAAGTTAATCTTTCCTCTACCATCTAATTTGTTTTCGGAAATTCCAGCTTGCGATGCTTGGAATTGCTTAACCATTCTATTCTTAATTTCCGTTTTATCTTCGGTGAATTTGAAACGATTAAGGTTTTCCAAATATTCCATTGATATATTAGCAACACCCAATCCAACTCTTTTTTCTTTGAGTTCGGGATACATTTCATACATCTCATCCGAAATACCTGCTTTTAGAATTTGAATAGGAATTTGCTTTCCCTCATAATCTAAAAAACGAGAAATATCAATTGCAGTTTCGAATGATGCTTTATATTGTTCGGTTTGTGTTTTTCCTATTGTTTGAGCAACAACCACAACACTGCTTAACAAAAATAAACTTAATAATACGAATAATTTTTTCATACATAAATAATTTATTTATCCTTCCTCTTCTTCTGAAGTTGGCTTTTTGCTGTTGATGAACTTATCAATTGAACCGATTCCAAATGAACCCAAACAAATAACTAAAAATGAATTATAAATGAATTCATTAATAACTAAATCTTTACCAAAATATCCGGTTACTAAATCGGCAAACATTGCCAATACCATTACAGCAAAAGCTGCGAAACCTACAACCGATTTTTCATTTATTTGATTGTCATCGCTAAATAATTCTTTCCAAAATCCCATAGTTTTTAATTTAAATTGTTAATACTATGTAACTTATTTATCCTGCCATTTCAGCATCTTCATCTTTAATTTTTCCACACTTCAAACACTCCTCATCGCCATCACCATCTAAGTCACCCCAAACGTGCTCACATTGTCTATGTGCGAAGTATTCATCAATCTTACCATCACCATCAAAATCTAAACCATCCATTACACCATCCCCATCCTCATCAACTTCTACACCAACTTTAGCTTTAGGTACTTCAACGATTGTAGCTGATTCAACTACTTCCGATATCGGTAGTACTAATGGAGATACATCAGTTGGAATAATTGGATTGTTTGGTAAATCTGCAGTATTTGATAATGAAGTTCCATCTTCTTCATCCATTTTCTGAACTAACATCTTATCCTTATCGGTATCACTAAACCAATAGTCGATGATTTTACCATAAGAACCAATAAATGCTCCTAATAATAATAGAAGAAGTTCTTTCCACTCTCCTGCTATATCCGATTTATTTAGTATAGCGAAGAACATTCCTCCTATAATTAACATAAATCCACCCAATACCAATGCGGTGATGTACCATCTTCTGGCCATCATATTACTTAATAAATCTTTAAAACCACTCGGTTGTTGCTCTGCCATTTTATATAAATTTTTTATATTTTAAATTACCACTTAGGTGCTTCTTCTTTGAACTCATCACCTTCTTTCTTTTTAGGTGCTGGCGCTGGAGCGGCTTTTTCTTTAACAGTTTCTTTTTCTTTAATAATTACAGTCTTACCACCACCTGCTGCTTGAGATTGTTGGTTAGAGTTTGTAATATTAATTACTGGTGCTGCGGCGGGAGCAGGAGCTTCATCGCCACCTGTTAATTGAGTTACACCCCAAGTTCCTAATCCCATTACTGCGGTTGTTACCACACCAATAATAGTTTTCTTTAATCCTGATAGAGTACCATCATTTGAGTTTTCTACTTCTTCTGACATCTTTTTTTATTTTTAGTTTATTTTATTAAAATCCGTTATTCCTAATTGCGTATTTTTTGAATCAAATAATCCAATTCTATACGCTGATGATGGTAACGCTGATGTATATACTTTGAGTACATTATCACCTGCTTTAACATTCACTGTTTCTTTGGATACAACTCTATTAGCTATATCAAATATTTTAATTGTAACCGGTTGAGCGGTTTCCATTTTAACATTCATAGCAACTTCCGATGTTACGAATGGTGTCTGCAATTTAATACCAACCGAATTTGCAATTGCAAGTTCCGGTGATATCAATTGGTTTGTTGGTTCTGGGAATATATCATCTTTTGTACATCCCACGAATCCAATAATTACTAATGCTAATACGATTAATTTTCTCATCTTATTTTATTATTATTGTTGTTTTACCTATTTGATTTTTAGTAACATCTTCCAATAACAAATATAAATATTGATATTGTATCGAATTCGTATAAATCTTTTTTATATTTTCTCCAGTTTGTCCAATAAATCTTTCTCTGCTGATTACTTGTCCACTCTCTTTATCAATTAAAGTTAGAGTATATGTACCTGCTGATGGTAAATCAAAGAAAATAGATTGTCCGTTTACTACCTTACTTTCTTTTACTTCAAATATTTTTTCAACAGGCATAGTTGGAGTTGGTAATTCAGGTTTAGTACATCCTACCAATAAAATCAATGATATTAATATTATCTTTTTCATTAGTTTACCTTTACTTTTAATTGTGTACCACTTTTATTAACGGCATCGGTATTTGAAATTGAAGTTAATCCCAATGTACCATTTAATCCGATTGATGGTAAAAATGTTATTTTATATTCAGTCGTTTTATCCAATGTAGTCGAGCCATCAGTTATCAATGAACCCACTGTCACATATGTGCCCCTATTAGTTCCAAAATTCGTAGGAGTTCCCTTTGTAGTGAATTCTACCTTTTCAAATTTTAGAGCGGTATTATCGTAGTTTAAATTGAATTGCGTACCTACTAATTCTTGCTGTAATGGGTCTACTGATATCGTTACTACTAATTTACCACCAATATTTTCACCCATTAGATATGCGTTGATTTGATTTGAAACTGATTGAGTTGATAAACTCATTGTTCTAATTGAATTACTAGCCACACTACTTACACTTTGTTGTGCAGAATGTGATAAGTTTACATCTCCTAACCAAGTTACACTCACATTGTATGTGTTATTTAAACTACTCAATGTAAATGGAAGTAGGTTACGAGTTGAATTAAATTTAGTTTCCCAATTTGATGGTGTTACCGCATCGTAATCTGCTTTATTGTATAATTTCATCAAATAAGTTAATGCCGTAGATTGTGAAAGTGATTGAACACCTGTAAGATGTTGTAATAGTTTGTAGGTATCTGCCTCATTGAATACACCATTGCCATCCACATCCGCATTTAAATACTGAATACCATTTGTTAATCCCAACCCACTTTGATTTCCCAATATACCTTTATCTGCCAATTCTTTGAATGCCAAATATACATCCGATACACCTACGATACTACTATATAATGTGTTTAGTTCCGTTTGGTTTGAATGTGTTAATTCTATTCCATGTGGTTTATAAGCTAATATTGGTGAGAAAGTAAATTCAGCTCTCGTTCCATACCAACCATCTTGCAATCTTAATTGAGCTTGAAATGTAGATGAAGTTATTTTGGTTGTCAAATTGCCTGGCATTACATAGGTTTTCCACCAACCACTTACACTATGAACAGTAACTGGGCCATCGTATATATCGAATAATTTAATTGATGTTATATCGTTTGGAGATACTCCCGTTCCATCAAATTCTCTTTCGTCTATTAACAATTGATGCCCACCTAAATTTGCATCATATGGATTTATTATTGCCCATTCAACTTGTCCTGCGGATGTTGTTGCTCTAATCCCACCACCTGAAACCTTTGCAGTATCCAACAAACTTGTCAAATCAACTTTACCCAAACCACTTAATTGTTTAGCAGTTCCATTTACTATATTCCAATTATTATTTGTGTATGTATATCCTTTTGCTGAAAATTTAGTTTCATCCACATTGCCACCAAAATCAACATTGAATGCAGCTCTTAATACTTCTCCGTTTGAGTGAGTTACACTATTACTATAAAATTCAGTAAATGTAGCATCATCAGGATTACTCCAAGTTCCAAATTCAACCACATAAGCACAACTAAAATTATTAGGTAAATCATTCCATTGAGAACCTCCACCCCATTTAGTTACTGCGTAATCTTCGTTACCACTATTATTTGGTTCACCCGGTGCCCAGTTATTATATTGACCAGGAATGTTTCCGTTTAGTTGTCCGTTATTTATTTTAATTAAAGTTCCCTTTTCAGGCCCAGCATCTATTGTCCATCTAGCTTCCTCTACTTCATCCGTCAATGCAAACCAAATACTAGATTGTGGAACATTAGCAAATATAAAAGCATCTTCATCTGCTGATGTTATCGTTACCAAATATCCCGTTTGTCCTTTGAATGTTTGTTGAGATGATAGTGTTCTTGCATTTGTATAAGTTGCCCCAGTTGATATAGGTCTATAAAAGTGTCCGTTTACACCATTGTAGAAATATCCAACGGGATTAACAGTTGCCGCTACTGATAATTGAACATTTCCAACTACCGAACCTGTATTTATTTTTAAAGCTTCTAAAGCGGTATTGATACTAGCCATTGTACCAGTTACTACCAAACGAGTTTTATTACCACTTAAAGTAAATCCACTTGCAGCAACTAAACCTCTCGTATCATTAAGATAGAATGTAGTATTTGTTGATGGGTTGATTAAACTGATTGATGCTAATAAAGTCGATGTTGCACTAAAACCACTCAATTGGAATCCACTTGCATCTTGTGCAGTTGTAGATGGTATAAATGATTTAGAGTCCGGAGCAGATATACTCTGCCCGAACCCTAAAAATGATGTTATTAATAATAAAAGAGTAACTAATAATTTTCTCATATTATTCAACTATTAAGTCTATTTTCTTACCACTTGCATCTACTGCATCTGAAAGAACAAAGAAAAATAATCCTGCTGTATTTGTTAAAGTTGTTTTTGGTGTGAATATTAATTTATAAGGAGTTCCAACTTTAATTCTTGCAGTTTTTAATTGGTCAATAGAACCAAATGTTAATCTACCATCTTTGTGAGTTGAAAAGTTGGTAATTGTAGAACCCGAATCAAACATTATATTATCTAATGATAATTTAGATTCATCATAGTTCATTATAACTTGCAATCCAGCTAAACCTTCTTTTGTTAAAGTTGTAGTTAATACAACCTTACCATTTTCCAATGTAGATGTTACACTCAATTTAGCAATTTCAGCTGCTTGAGTTTTATAAGACATTGGTGCAGTACTCATAGATTTGATTGAATTTGTAGCTTTATCATTTACTGCATTTGTATATTGTCCTGCCGTTATTTTAGTTGCAATTACAGCCGGGTCAGATGAATGTGACCAGTTTAAATCGCCACCCCATGCGAATACTGCATAAACTTCTTTTACAGGTGAATCGATTAATACTCTATTCTTAACAACACCATCTAACCAACTTTGATTTAATAGTCCACTATACCATCTTACCGATGTTGAAGTTGATGTAGGAATCATTGCATTAGAATCCATATTTTGTCCTATTACATGCGCAAATAATGCGTATGAATCTCCTTCACCAAATGCGTTTTGATTATTAGTTACCTTACCAACTTTCTTTTCTAAAGCAGGTAAAGTAAAGAAGTTTGTAGTTCCACTAATATCAGTTTGTGAATGTCCTAAAAATGCTTTATATGCATCGGATACAGTTACGATGTTATTCATCCAACTTTTTTGCATTGCAGGTCCAACAAATACGCCAACTGAATCACCAACTTTAACTTGTGTTGTGAAAAGTGCTTCACCACTAGCATCTAATGGTAATTGTGTAATTGGAGCTTGTGACCAATCTATATCACCACTACCATCCGATTTCAATTTCATTAATTGAACATTGTGGTCAGTAATAGTGTATCCTTGTGGGTAAAGAACTTTTACTTTAAATTGAGATGTGTTACCTGTTACACCTATTATAGATGAGAATCCACCACCTGTAATAGTTCCAACATTTGCACCGGTAGTATCAGTACCAGTTGCTATATCTATTTTAAAAATATTTGGATAAGTATTCTGGTCTTTTAAGATATACTTTTGAGTAGCAATTAGACCACTAATAGATGCATCTGCTCTTTGAACTGTCAATTGTCCAACATTCCAATCTGCATTTACCGCATATCCCCAAGGTGTTAACCCGTATTGAGCACTTAAATCGTTATCACTTACAGTACCATTTGGAGTAAATTTATAATTAGTCCAACCAGTATAGAATGTCTGCGCCGATGCACCTTGATTAAATGTAGTAGATACATATGTTAATGCCTTATTATTAAATTGGTATCTAAACCAAAGATAACGAGGGTTTTTGATTACCTGTCCTTTCGTTAGATTGTATTTTACGGTAACAGTATCACCCACTTTTAAGCCGGTAGCAGGTGTTAAAGATTGACTAATTGTCAATTGTGCAAATGATGATAGAGATACTAAAAATACCGCTAAAAACAATAAGATTTTTTTCATTTTATTTTCCCTCAAAGATTTTGGTTATAAGTTTTTCTGAAGCTTTCTTTAATGCGTTACTTAAAGAAGTTTGATTGAACTTACCACCTTCATCCACTATGAGAGTTGACATAGAGATTTCAGATGATGACTCTTCAACCATAACCTCTTTTGTCTTTTTGCCATCTTTATAAAGGATACCCTTCATTCTGATAACAACTTCTTCTTCGTTTTTGTGAAATACAGAGACGTTTTTCTTTGTTGTTAAAACATCCAAATATACGATTTGTACTTGTAATTTATTTTGTGCGGTTGGAGTTAAATCCAATCCTTTTTCTTGCAAATATTCTTCCAATACATTTTTAACGCCAAATTCCAATTGTCTGTTTCCAGCCAATTTTCCAATCTTAACGTTATTAGTTACCGATTCAACCCAAACATGCTCATCGGCATCGTACATAATGTTGCCTGGGCTGTTTTTAAAGTTTCCATCGAATTTCCAATCAAATGCATTAACCGCTCTTTGGATAATTTCATCTTTATCTAAAGCGGTAAGAACTAAGAATGTTACTTGCGTTAATAACGCTAAAGTTATAAATCCTAATACTGAATAAACAAAAAGTCCTAATAACTTTTGTTTTAACTTTTCTACAAAGTTTACTGAATAAACATCTTGTGTGACCATTGGTTATGATAATTTTGCATTAACTTATACATAACCAATTGATTTATTTACTATTTACTCATATAAATATAAAAATTTTTATTTAACCACAATATTATTCATCATCTTTTCTCATTAAAAAATTGTGAATTGGTGTCCAAATACAATATACTCCGATTGCTTCTAAAAAATTCAATTTTGGAAAGTTTGGAACTATTTGTGTAAGATATGATAATGCTAACCCTAATACACACGTTACTAAAGTGACATTGATAACTATTTGTAATCTTTCTTTCATTTTTTTTAGTTTATATTGTAACAAATATACGAAAAGTTTGTTACAAATCCAAATAAAAAAGGGAGAATTTTTATGTTCTCCCTTTTGTTATTATGCTAATAAATGATAATATTCTTTAAAATGTTTAATTCTGTCAGGTAATCCGATTGTTCCTCCGTTTACTCTTTTAGTAATCTTTGTTACAACTAAATCACTTGCTCCTTCATCAGCCATCTTATGCAATCCGTTTTTAGAGAAAAACCACGCTGCTGATAATAAAGCGTATTGAGATGCTACCTTATCCGGATTTGCTACCATATCTTCACCAATTGATTTACCAAATGCGGTATAGTTTTCTTTACCTGTCAATTGAATATATCCTCTACCTCTGAATTTGTAGCCTTCACCCGTTGATTCAGGTCCGTTACCCATTCTACCACCATATACTTTAGATGCAATCTTTTGTGGATTTCTAGCATATGGAGCTGCAGCTGCTTCAGTTGGGAAATATTTTTTAAAGATACCCGCCAATCCTTTTGCTGAATAGTTTAAGTTTTCTTGTGTTGCTCTAAATCCACCACTTTCGTGTCCACATTGTGCTAAGAAGTGTGCTAATCTTAATGGAGTATTAATTTGGAACTTAGCTGCCGTATCAGGAATCATTGCGATTACTGCATCAGGAATATGTCCCTTTAATTTATCTAATTTCAATCCACCTATCGGTGCTATTGGTGCAGGTGCTACTGGTTCAGGAACTACTACCGTAGATTCTCCCATTATTTTTGCCCAAGTTGCCGGTCCTACGATACCGTCTGCGGTTAACCCATTTGCTGCTTGCCAAGCTTTTACAGCTGCTTCAGTTTTAGGTCCAAAGTTAGTTACAGCTGGCTCAATACCAAGCTTTTGCTGCATTAATTTTACGTTTTCGTTGTTGTCTCCTTTTTTAAGTAGCATAATTTTTTGAATTTAATATTTAGTTACTATTTTATAATCAAGTATAGATATTGGTTGAACGATGATTTCGTTCCATAAAGAAGTTTTATTTTCTTTACATTCATTCCAATTCTTACAAAGATTGTTCTCATTATCAGGATAAGAGAATCTAAATAAATTAGCTGCTCTATTTCCTTTATCGGTTGCGAAAGATTTCACATCCGATTGAAAAGCGGCTACCAACCTACCTTTTAGTTTTACTAAAACATTACTTTCAGGTCTAAAAAACTCCTTTTGTTGTGCAGTAAAAGTTGATAACGCATAAGTGTAACCCGATTGTAAACTATCTACTAAGTTCTTCATACCTTCCGGCGAAGTCCAATGCATTGTTACAACCTCCATATTAATATCACCATATGTATCTTTAGTGAATTGTTTATCTAATAAGATATAAGGTTCGATTGCCCCTCTACTTTGAAAAAATGCTATCTTATCGTTTTGTATATTAACAATGTATTCCGCAAATTCATCAGCCAATCCCCAAACTCTATGGTTTATGAAATCTTCTATGAAATCTAATACATTCTTTTTTGTAAGGTCTGAATATAATTCGGTTTCAATATATAATTGATATCCAAAATATTTGTTTATTAATCCAACTAATTCGGCATTATCATCAACCATACCACCTCTAACATCGTATCCTTTTTTTTGTAAAACCAAAAACTCATTCGCAATTGCTTCCCACTCACTTATTGTGTGAAAAGTTGCTTCTGGTTTTTGATATCCTCTAACTGGGTACATATTATTTTGTAATTGGTGATGGTCCTCCAGCTGCACCCGTATCAGCGGCTTTAGCTCTAATACCCATTTGCTCTGCGAATGCGTTTGAACGTTTCACCAACGGAATGATTGGTTCATCGATAACTCTAACATTCATTGGAATTTGATTTTTTGGATTTGCTGCGTTATGTGCAACAACTGCCGCCCATCTATGGTGTCCATCTAATACATATCCATCGTTTGAAACGTATATAGGTGCGGTAATCTTTCCGTATGCAGGATGGTTCTTATCAGCCAATACTTTACTCATACCTGCTACTTTAACCCCTACAAGCTCACTTTGTGTCGCTTTTAACCTATCTGGTGGAACTGATGTTGGTTCTGATACTTTAATACCTTTCTTATTCAACATTTGTTTGAAGAACTCTTCAGTATCAGCTTCCCCACTTTCATCTTTTGGAAGTTTATCTGCCGGTGAACCAGGTTGAGGTGTTCCTTTGAATTGAGGCATATCTGCTCTTTCAATTCCTTTGTTACCATCACAATATAAATTAGTACCTGGAATTGAAACCTGGCATAAATTAAAGTTAGGTGCTTTTTCACCATTGGCTTTTGCCTGATTACCCAATTCAGCCAACTTATCTATAATAGTAGAGATTTGTTGTCTTTCAATTGGGGTTACCTGTGAAAGGGATTTTGATGATGTATCCATTCCTGGCATCAAATCTTTCAATTTTGGCATTCCACTATCTTTTTCAGCAGATGTTTTCAAATCGCTACCACCTAACTTTTGCCCCTGTTTTGGATTTTGGGGTGCAGTATTTTGTGGGATTTGTTTTGGTTGAGGTTCACTTTTTGGAAGTACTCCATTATTAGCTTGCTTAGTTTTTTCAATTTCAGCAGGAGATGGTTTGTCGTGCTTAGATGGGTCAAATGATTGAACCACGTAAACATTACCCGTTTTTTTGTTTTTTACAACATCTTCCTCCGTTAATAATGATTTGAGTTTTATCATTTTATCTACCTTGTCCTCTATATCTTTTTGGCTTTTGTTCTTTAGGGCCGTAGTTTTTTTTAATTTTACCAGTTCCCTTTTTTCCAAAAGAAGTCTTTTGTGCGGTATTCGCAGATTTTGCCTTTGCCATGTAAAAATTAAGTTATTCTCTGATTGATGTAATTAATTACTTTTTTGAGGCTTTCTTAGTTGCAGGCTTTGTAACTTTATCAGCTACTTTTTTAACTTCTGCTACAACTTCTTTAGCTTTTTCAACTTTAGCTTTTGCTTTTTTAACTACAACCTTAACTTCTTCAACTTTCTCTTCGATTGCATCAGGAATGTTGTTGTTGTTTTCATCAGCGATTGTACCCTTCTTCATAAGGATATAAGTAACTGCGCCTGCTACGGCTACGGCAACTACTAATAATACGAATGTGCTCATTTGTTTTTGTTTTTGTTTACAATTAAATATAAATATAAAAAATTTTAGATTAAGTGATTAGAGTTGATTTTTTAATTCTGATGAAGATTGGATTTTATCACCCAACCCATCTACTAATTCTATTCCAAGTTCATTACATAAATCCTTTTCCAAAATGGTATCACCAAATTGGTCACCACCATTGGTAAATATGTATTTATCAGCTTTTATGAATTTATAAATGAATTCTATACTGCGTTTTACACTTCTATCATCATCTATCGATATTAGAGTGTAATTAACGCATTTTAATTCATCAATAATATCCCTCCTTTCTAATTCATCTTGGAACACCTTAGAGCCCTTCAACCCAACTTGCATATCATTGTTAATAATGACTATAAGTGAATCTCCTAACTCTTTACTTTTTTTAAGATATTCTATATGTCCTTTATGTAATGGATTGAAATATCCACTTGCGATTACTAATTTTTTAATCTTCGCCATATAATGAGAATCTTTTTACTACCTTTTCCACTTCAGCTTGTTTTACTATTTCCACAGTTCCCTTTCTTGCTTCTATGTAAAAATTGGTATCGCCATTGATTTGATACCAACCTTCTAAAGCATCAGTAAGAGATGGGTAAATGCCTTTCTGATTACCATCGGCAAATACCCATCTATCTCCTGGCGGAACTCTTTTAAGAACTAGTATCTTTTCTTCTTTGAGTTCTTTTTCCATATTAGAATACTTCAATAATGTTTGTTTCTGATACTTTTACTACTTCGTATTCAAGCTTAACTGCTTCTGCTACGAACTTCTTAACTAACTTAGCTTCTGCTTCCGTTACGGATAACGCATCTACTAAATAGTTTTCCTTTTGTTTTTTGATTTTACCTTTAGCATCTTCTACTTCGATTGCTACACATACTGAATAAAACTTTGCCATAACTTTTTTGTTTTTGTTTTTAAAATAATTATTAATTGTTTAAAATAAAGGGGTACACTTTCATGCACCCCTTTGGGTTAATTTTTGGTTTCTTCTACAGAAGCTGAACGATATTCGGTTACCAACTTTTTCAAGTCGCCAATTGCTGTTCTAGCATTCTTTTGAGATACCTTTGTTGTTTTGTTGTGTTCGTCTACAAATGTTACCCACAATTTGGTCATTTGTTCGAACAATTCTTGCTTCTTAGCCATAATTTAAGTTTTTAATTATTAAACAAATATAAGGAAACTTTTTTTCATTTCCAAATTATCTTCCTCTTTTTCTTCTCAACTCCATTTCTTTAATATAACCAGCAGGATATTTATTTTCTACTGATATAGGTCCATTTGGAAATTTATCTAAATCGTATTTCCAAATCGATTCGCATCCATCATCATCTTTGTAGATGTGTTCAAATTTACGTGGTTTGTCTTTAACGTTTGGTTCTAATCTAGCCATAACTAAAATAATTTTAATTCTACTAATTCACAAATAATATGTCCTACCATTATATGTGCTTCTTGTATTCTCGGTGTATCGGTGCTGGGTACATTTATTAAATAATCTACCAATGTTCCCATATTACCTCCGGATGCTCCTGTCAATGCAATTGTGATAATTCCATTTTCTTTAGCGGTTTTGAATGCGTTGATGATATTTTTAGAATTGCCTGATGTTGATAATCCAATTAATACATCACCACTATTCATAGTACCATCAACTAATCTCGAATATACAACATCATAACTATAATCATTTGCTACTGCGGTTAAATATGAAGTGTTGCAATGTAATGCATCAGAAGGTAATGCCTTTCTATCTTTATAAAATCTACCAGATAATTCAGCTGCTAAATGTTGTGCATCTGCTGCGCTTCCACCATTACCACAAAACATAACTTTGTTACCACTTTGAAAAGCGTTTACTATAACATCTATTGAATTGTAAATCATTGTATGTAATGATTTATCCAATAAAATATTCTCCTTTAATTCTATTGATTTTTTTATTATATCAGATATCATAATGAAAATGATTCACCACATCCACATGTTCTAGATGCGTTGGGGTTGATAAACTGAAATCCTTTACCATTTAGTCCATCCGAAAACTCCAATTCAGTTCCAAATAGATAAAGTAATGATTTATTATCTACTAATATTTTTACTCCCTTATCTTCTGCCAATGTATCTGCCGGATTTTGTTCGGTATCAAATGAAAGGTCATATGATAAACCACTACATCCACCACCTTTTACTGATACTCTAACATACGGCGTTTTAAACCCACTTTCTTCAATGAGTGAATTTAGTTTTTTAGCTGCTGTTTCTGTTACTGTAATCATAGTTTACAAATATACGGAAAATTATTCAATTTGCCAAGTCCTAAGACCAAATTGTGTCCAAGTAAATGGTTGATAATATCCAATGTTTAATTTATCCAATTCATTTATAACTTTATACTTTGTATTATTCGGGCAATAGAAAATCATAAACCCACCCCCACCGGCTCCGCTTATCTTACCACCGGTTGCGCCGGCTTGTATAGCTGTTTCATAAATTTTATTAATTTTTGGATTGATAACATTACTTGCTAATTGAGATTTTTGTTTGAATCCATAATCTAATATTTCACCCAATCCATCTATGTTACCTTTGATTAAACAATCTTTAATCATTTTCGCTTGTTCAACTAATGCATGTAAAGAAAGTAAAGATGTTTTACTATTATTTTCAATTCGTTTTATCTGCTCTTCTAATATATCAGTACTTTTACGAGATGAATTCGTATAATATAAAACTATGTTATTTGCTAATTCATTTTGTATTTTATCTTTAATCCGTAATGGATTTACAATAACATCTTCACCTTTAAATTCCATATAGTTCCAACCACCAAATGCGGCTGCGTATTGGTCTTGCTTACCACCATTCTCTTTTAATTCATTACGTTCAATTTGAACTGCCATATCGGCAATATCATACTCACCCAATGGTAGATTGAATAATTCCTGATAAACCCCAATTAAAGAAACTATAAGCGTAGATGATGTGCCTAATCCGCTACCCGTTGGTACATCTTGATATGTAACTATATCATATCCAATCGGTTCTAAATTAAAACGCTTGAATATGTGATTATGCGTTGCTTTAAAGAGCTTTAATCCATATGAACAATCTAACTCATTCGAAAAGGAATGCTCCTCTATTTCATTCTTATTTACCCATTCAAACGTAACCGACATATCATCTCTCAATCGAAGAGACGTATGCGTAAATAAATGTAAAGTTACATTGATAACGGCACCGGTGTGGTTTTTTGAATATGATACCATATCAGTTCCACCACCTCCTAAACTAATCCTGAACGGGACTTTGCTCCTGTATATTTTGTTCATCTGCATATCCGTTTTCTTCGTACCAATGTTTTACATTTCTATCACCTACTAATAGGAAAAAGCAATTATAACAAAGAGGTCGAATATTATCTAATACTCTATTATTTAAGTTCCCATCTAAAAAATCTATAAGTAATGGCATTTTACCATCGGTAACTCTTTCTTCGCCAAATCCACAGCTACCACATACTTTTGGCACATACCCACTATCGAATAATTTATTTTTAAATTTATGCAATGGATATCTAATATGCTTTCCGGCAATTAAATCATCTATATGATATTTTTTGTTTTTTATTTTCTTAGCTTTCTCAATTCCAATACCATATGGATTTTTTAAATCTTCAAATAAACCATATAATTTAGCATATTTTTTATAGGTGTTATATGATACACCCAATGTTCTCGCTGCTTCAAATGCAGATCGTGATTTTTCTTGTGCGGCTTTAATTTGAGATTCCAATAGAGGCTTTGCGCCTAATCCTCGTTTTGTAGTTCTACTATTGGGTTCTATGTTTGGGAAGAATTCTTCTACTTCTTCATTTTCCATACTAATAACATTTAATTTTATACTAATAAGTATATCAAATCAAAATTTTTATTAGTTTATTAAATGTACTATCTGGAGAATCGGATGTATCTAAATCCATATAAAACTCAATTGGTGGTTCATAGTCTAATGCAAAGAAGCTTTCTCTCCCTCTCATTTTTTTAGTATGACAATATATTTCCTGAACATTACATTCGGATTTTAACTTTTCTCTCAAATCTCTATAAGGAGAAACTAATGATACTACAACATCGTTATTGTTACTATCCAAATACTTAGCAATATCAAATGCTTTTTGAATATTACGTTCTCTACCTTCTTTGGAATAATCGGTATTTGGGAATAGTTCTCTTAATTGGTCTCCATCGATATGAAATACCGATTTTCTCCAATTCTTCTTATCAGTTTGAAGAAAGTATTGTAATTTTTTTGCCAAAGTAGTTTTACCACTACCTGGTTGACCTGTGAAAAGGTATATCATAACTATTTCTTTTTTAATGCAAATTGAGCTGCTTTATATGCTTTTGTATCTTTATCGTATTTTAATGCCGAAGTTACTTTAATCATTTTACCCGTCTCTGGGTTTTTAATTTTCTTTTCTAAATCTTTTGGAAGTAGTGATTTTAATTTCATATCGTTTCCCCTCATATCATTTGATTTAGTTGGTTCTTTTTTAGATTGAGTAGAAGTTTTATCATTATTCTTAGGTAAAGCCGGCGTTGTATGTTGAACATGCTTAACCTTCAATGATATTTTTGGATATTTTTTAGATAATTCTTTTACAGCTGCAACATTTTTGTGAGAATCATCTATAAAGAATACATCATTTACTCCATCTTTTATTTTATCTTCAATCCAATCTGCTTTCTTTTGTGGATTGGCATCGGCTAATGCTACTACAAATATGTCCTTTAATCCGATATCCGATAAATACTTCTTAATTGGTTTATATGCGGCTCTAGCGGTTAGTATAACAATTTCTGAACCACCCACTCTTACGATATTTTTGAGTAATCGTGTAACACCTTTGATTTCTTGTGGTTGCTTTACTTTTTCAAAATCAGAAAAATCAAATTTATCACCTTCTTTTGGTTCATATATTGCATATTCACCGGGTGTTAATTTTGATTCCTTACCATTTTTATTTGTAATGTATATATGTGAATTCGTTTGAACTAATGTATCATCAAAATCGAATACTCTTAACTTTTTATCACCGGCTTCGTTTAATGGATTAAATGCGAAAGCGTTTAAGTTCGAATATACTTTTCCGAACTCAACTTTCATACCATTCCACATACCAGATGTAAAGTTATTAACCATTTAATGTTTGCTTCTTTGGAGTTCTAGCTTTCTTATAAAGTTCTTCGTTTTCTTTTGTAAGATATTCAACTTTAACAGATAGTGCTGCTACTTCTTTTGTAAGAGCTAAAATCATTTGACGAAGGTCATCTTTTTCTCTCGATGATGATTCTAATAATCCTTCTAATTTAGAAATGCGGTCTTTACAATCATGTCTGATAAACTCATCATCTCTTTCTTTATTTAAAGCTCTTTTTTCATAGTATCTCCAAGCCCCTGTCCCACCTAATACGGTAATTGCCGTAATTAATACTGAATACAAATTTTCCATTAATTATTAAATTTTAAAAGGTTCACGCTTACCATCATCTCCATCCATTGCATCGTGTACTGAATTTAGATTTTCCAATGCAACTGTAAGTTGAGAGTACATCCAAGAGTCTAACTCCTGTCCATCTTTCATTCTGGTTTCAATCATATTCGCATAATCGGCAATTCTTTCTAAATTACCCATTGCCATATCTTTCAATCCTGCCAATGTTTCTTCTGGTGAAGAATTATCATCGCCTTCTTGCATTCTATGTTTAAGTAATTCAGTCATTTTGTTGAATACTTGCTCTCCCCCATCTTCTCCTAAACGATATGCTCCACCCAATTTTTCATAAACTTTAATTTTATGTTTCATTGGAATTTTCTTCTCGTTTACAGCTTTCCAAGCTTTTGGGTTGGTTACTTCAAATTTCATATTGCTATTAGTTGTATATATACGGATATAAATATCCAAAAAAATAAGAACCGTTAATAATTACTATACTATTTTATTAATTTCCAATTCAAATGATTTATTAGCTTGATTTCTAAAATCATCTTTTCTATCAATTCTCTTTATTAATGTATCATAATGTGTTCTATCTCTATACACATAATTTTCACAAACAACATAGTTTTTCAATTTAAACTGATACATTTGTTCGCCATTTTGATTCAACTTTTCAGAAGCCCACATAATAAATGTATCATCCGGTCCATAGTGTCCCATCGATTCTGGCAACGGAGCTCTGTCCAATAATGGTTTCGAAAAACAATTAAACCAACCTCCACCAAATTTCATCTTAGGTTGACCCGGTACATTATTTAATACTGTTTCCAATGTAACATCACCAACTTCACCACTATCTATAAATGGATTATTAATTCTGCAATATCCAACTTCTTTATTTAGGAAATTTTCATTTACTAAACAATCCCAAGTTGTATCCCATATCTTAACACATTCGGGACTGATAATGTATTTTTGTAAATTATCGGTTTCAGCGATTCTATCAATACTTGCTTCAATGTAATATAAAATTCTATCATCAAAACATATATCAGTATCCAACCAAATAAAATGAGTTGCATCAGTACATTCATTGTGAGCAATTCTTCTTAATGATGTACAACCCATTATATCCTCTCTGATATGAAATGAGGTTTTACCTGCCCATTCGGTTAATGATTTTAGTTTATTAAATCTATCAATAAAATATTGCTTATCTAATTTGGAATTATCCCAATCAACTAAAAAATCAGATACCGTAAGTGCTAAATATAATTCATAATTTTCACCTTTAACGTATTTAGATGCTTTATTTAAATCCATTAAGATTCTTTCCAAATCATCAATTTCATTTGGCATTATAAATGTTGTAATAACTATTTTTTTCATTTGTATTTGTTTATAACTAAATTATTTAATTCTGTGTTTCTATCATATTGGTGAACTAATACATATGGTTCATCTCCATTCATAATTATATCATTTTCTATTTTCAAATCTTTTGTTGTAGTTCCAACTTGTAATCCAAATTCTGAATTAATATCTAATTTATCTTTTATTAATTCGTTGTGTATTATAAAATTAAAACTACTTTGGTCAGTAAAGTGTCTAATATCTCCCGATTGAGATACTAACCAATTTAACATTAGCATATCTTTCACCGATTTATACTTTCCAGCTATTACTCCAACATTACCAATAGTATTCGGCTTAATCCATTCCCAAAACATTGGCCCGTATCCTTCGTGTATGTTTTTATGACCCCATGGTTCATTTTCATATGTTACACATTCCGATGCGCATAATATTTCTTTTTTTAAATTTTTACCTAACCAATCTGATGGGTTAGTTTGCCATATAATATCCCTAACATCGGTTGTTATAATATGATTCCACTCTCTTTCATCATTTTGTAAAAACCACCAAATATCAATCAATCTTTTCATATGCGGATGCCCCACCAATTCGGCTCCATAACATTCCCATCCCTTTAACGTAAGATATTCAATAGTTTCATTTGGAAGATTATAACATATCATTATCTTATCTCCATCGAAACCACTATCATTTAGGGATTCCACATATATTTTAATCTTTTCTGGCAAATAATTTGCTATTGCCGATATAACTAAATCTTTCATTATCTTCCGTATTTTTGCCAATCGTTATGCATAAATAATCCTTCACCATGTGCAACTGAATAGTTTTGTTGTGCCCACCATTTACTGATATTTCCTTCCAATCCAATACCCTCACCTGCGAATGGTTTAACGGTATCTAAGTAAAATTGCTTTTTATATAAGCAAGGATTATTTGTCCAATTACCATATCTAGAACCCGTTAAAAAATATTCTCCAAATTGTCCAATGTAATCCGGAAATGATTTCTTAGGGTCACACCAATGGACTGAATCTAATAGGTGAGGTGAAGTACACCCAATTTCATCATCGTAGTAAGTAAGTTCTTTACCTTGATATTTGAATGAGAAATGTGGATTACCCGGTTGCTCTCTATGTCTATATCTTACAACATCAACACTACCACCCAATAATTCTAATCCCGATTCCAATCTTTGATATGTGGTTTCTTTATTCTCTATTAGATTCCAATCGTGTTCTAATATTAGTACATTTTCAGATTCTGCATTTTCAGTTAATTTTATAAATGCTTTGCCAATACCAACATTTTGTGTTAGTCCTATAAAATCTAATCCAAAGTGTTTTGCTATTTGATAATCTTGCTCCGAAAACTCTTGGAATAAAATGGTAGTATCGCTTACCATATCAAACAATCCATTCCGATGATAAGTACTTAATGTATCCACTAATACTTGCCCACTATTCCAAGCCAATATACCTATACTAATTGGTAGCTTTTGCATTTCTTAAATAATTTATAAAGTTTTCGTAATCTAATTTTTTTATTTCATCCCATTCTTTTTCATCCGAAGTTGTACTCATTTCAGTATCAACTCTAAAATTTCGTAAACATGCTTTTGGTGCAGGATTTACATCTTTAATAAAATTATCACCATACCATATTTTAATATTATCAGGAATCTCAATCCAATCCTTTTTGTGTAGCATAATAAAACATCCCCAACCCCAATCATTTACACCAGGTTGCCATACTTCCAAAATTGGGTCGCCCTCTATGTTTAATGATTTATAATTACCTTCACCCATACCGATTATGCCAAACTGATTTAATATATCTTCGGTTATCACTTCAAATATATTTGGGTTAAAATTTATATCATCATTCAATATTGCTATACAATTATTTTTAGCAATTTTAATTCCTAAATTCCACGCAGGATTAACATAAATGTTTTCTTCTACTTGAACTAATTTAACTTTATCTAATCCTTCGAAATACTCAAAGAACTTTCCAGCATTATCTATTAATATAATTTCATCAACAAATTCACATTCTATCAAACTAAATAGTAACTTTCCAATTCTATTTGATTTCCAAAGTGTTGGTATAATTACGCTATATTTATCCATTGTATAAATTGTTCGGGTGATATAACATTTAACATATTCCATTTATTTGTAGAGTAATGATAATATGATTTATAATTAGCAGTTGTTTCATATGGTATATTTGTTCCTCTACGAATAATACCACATCCATAATCGGTATTCACTACTTTAATATCCAAATCAATTCTTTCAACTCTTAGTTCGGCAATTGCTTTCCATACATCTCCGGTCCATTCTCCACCGTGGTCATCTCTAGCTTGCATTAATTCGGTTGTTGGTAAGCAGTCGTGGCAAACGATAGTTCCGTTTTCTGATAAATGATTCAATGAGTTTTCAATATCTTTCAAAACTTGGTCATCGTGATGCAATCCATCTATAAAGATAATATCAAATTTTACATCATCAGTAATTGATTTAAAGTATTCATCGGATGTACCAACGAATGTAACCTCACCTCTTGGAAATGGGTCTACTGATACTTTACAATCCGTATTTATTAAATCAAAATTAGATGCCGGGTCTTGCGTTCCAACTTCTAAATAAGATTTGTATCCATATTTTTGGATTAAAATATTAAGTATGTCCGTTCTTTTCATTATATGTTATTTAATTTTTCTAAGTCATTTGAACAAAGTATATCTGAAATTTCATTTATTCTATTTTCATCCATATCCCACCATTTCAATTCTAAAAGTTTATTAATAATTTCATCACTAAATCTTTTACGAATTTGCTTTGCAGGATTTCCTGCAACTATTGTATATGGTGGTACATCTTTTGTAACAATACTATATGCCCCAATTACTGCACCATCGCCTATTGTTATACCACTCATTATAACCGCATTGGTTGCAATCCACACATCATTTCCAATTACAACATCACCCTTTGTTGCGGGATGTCCGTGGTGCCTACTTACTTTTGGGAATTTATTTTCGTGTATATGTCCAAATGGATAGGTAGTAAACCAATCTACTCTATGGTTTGCTCCTAAAAATACAACAACTCCTTCTGCTATTGAGCAAAATTTGCCAATTCTCAATGTTTTACCTTCTCCCGATTCTATTATTTTTATACCATTGTGTCCGTATGTGTTATTTCCTACTTCTTTCATATGCTGCTATTAATTTATCTACTAATTGAATTTGTGTATAATTGTGTAATACTTTCATCATCCCATTGTGTGCTATTCTTTCTCTCTCCTCTTCGTTTTCATTGTAGTAGTTCATTTTCTCTATACAATCGAACATCTCATCGTAATACACAATATCTTCCCCATCTATAAACATTTCAGAAAGACCTGTTTCTTCCGGTAATCTATCGGTAATTACTAATTTGCCACAAGCCATTCCTTCAAATATTCTACGAGTTATTTCTTTCCATCTACTATTCTGAATAACCATTAAGCCACTATTTAGAAATTCGGTATGTTCTTTTGCATTTAATCCATTCCTATTTCCAACCGAACCTTCTGCCCATTCAGTTAAATAATCTAAAAATGTAGAATTACCAACCCCTCTACTTGTAACTGCTACATACTTAGGTTCTATATTCATTGGAAACTGAACCATAGTGTCTGCAAAGTGATTTATCCATTCCGCATTAATTCCTCTATTTCTATATTCTTCAGCAGATTGTTTATCAGGGGTAATTGTGTAATGAAATCTATTTGATTTTGGGAAATTTCTTTCAAAGTTTTGAGGGTCATCTCCGCTTTCTTGTATCCAAAATGCGTTTGGCAATAATGCTTTATCTAAATATGGCGAATCGAATCTACCCCAATCTAAAAACATTACTATATCGGTTTGAGGTTTTAGTTCTAACCATCTTTGTAATTTTAAATCGTGGTAGCTGCCTGTTTTATTAGAACCAATTGAAACTATTTCGGTTTGCCAACCTCTTAGTTGAAATTCTTTAACTATTGCCATTGGTGTAGACCATTCCTCACCATCGTATGCGTACAAAAATGTTATTTTCATAATGTATATTCTTCTCTTTTAAATAAAATCGGATAATGATTCGTTACTTCTGAATTATATGGCGAATATGGTTTCCAATCTATTCCATTTTGTATATAATTAACTTCCGCATTAAATCTATTTAGCCTTACTCCATCCATATCTATTGTTTTCAAATAAGATGCTTTGGCCCACCAAAAGTTTCCAGAATAATGTAATTTAAAATTTCCTACATCTGTCAATAATACACCATATGTATTATATGAGGTTTTTTCAAAAATTTTAAAAATATTTTTATATTTTTCAATATTAAAATAATTCATTAACTGTCTCCAGCTGATAACATTTTCATTACTTTGCTTTGATGCGCCTTTCGTATGAAGATACAAAATATAATCGGAATCACCAAATTTATCTCTATCTTTTTCTATTAAATCCAATGTTACAAATTCATTTCCTTTTGCTCTAACATCTCTCAAATTTGATGTATTAAACAAACTAAGTATATCGGTGATTGGAGTGTTATCGTTTGCAATTGAAATACCTATATTTAACCTATATGGGAAATCAAAATTAGTTTTTATTAAAGCCAATTGCTCTTTCACTATCGCATCAACGCCTTCTATTGCATATATGTGATAATAAATGTGTACCATTATAGAGTATCGTAGTAATTATTTTGCTTCTCTTGTCTTTCGATTACCTTTGGATGTATAATACAATATAATTCTTCTATCGGAAAATTTGTATAGTTCTCATATCCACCAATTCGTTCGTGTACTTTCCCATTCCATCCAATTTGCTCTGGTTTATTTTTGTAAATACGAGTCTGAATATCCGGAAAGTTTACCCATCCTTTTTCATTTACATTCCATTTCCATTTTTGAATATGTGATTCAGTTAATCCTTCAACTGTATTGATACGAGGAACTAAAATAAGGTCTTTATCGGCGTTGGCTTCCAATAATGCTTCTAAATTTACAATTAAATCAGGAGTAAGGTATTCATCTGCATCCAACTGAAATATCCACTCACCTTTACATTGTGAATTTAAAAAGTTTTTCCATTGTGCAAAATCATTATCAAATTCGGATTCAATGAGAGTAATATGGTCTGCATTTGCTTGCAATTCTAAATACTCTACCAATTCAGTAGGAGCTTTGGGTGTATCCAATAGAACTACTATTTCAGAATTTTCTTCTTTGTAGTTTAATAACTGATTAACCAAACGAATGGTTTCTTCGACTTCATTACAAGCCGTTATTGCGTAACTTAATTTCATCTATATAACTTTTTAATTTATCTGTTGGTTTCCAATTTAAACGTTCAATCGCATCATTATTTAATCTTAATGTTTTTCGATAATTACCCTTTACATCATTTACATATTTTATATTTGGGTAACTAAACATATCAGCCAATTCATTTAATGAGTAATTACAACCTGTTCCTAATTCCCAAGCATCTTCATGCTTTTCATCGGTTTCAGCAATTCTAATTAACCCATCAACAATATCATCTATATGTGTGAAATCTCTTCTTTGTTCACCATCGCCATGTATTAGAATTGGTTCTTCTTTTGATATAGCATTTCTCCAAATACCAATAACAGCTGCCATATTACTATCTACCAACTCACCTGGACCATATACATTATAAAATCTAGCTATCTCTGCATTCAAACCATATACCCCCTTAAACATCTTTATCCATTCTTCTCCCATATGCTTCGTTAAAGCGTATGGTGATAGCATTGGATTATGATGTCGGGATGATGAACCTGCGTAAATCAATTTGGATTTATTTCGATATGCATATTCGGTAACTTGCTTTGTACCATCCACATTACAACTAAAAGTTAATGTTGGATTCTGAAACGATGGTTGTATTCTACTTAATGCTGCAAGGTGAAAGATGTATTCATATGGAGTATCTTTGATATTATCCATAGCCCTAACATCGCCACCTAAAAAATTTACAAATGGAGAAATCTTTGCTTCAGCTCCAATTGATAAATTATCTATTACATCTACTTCATACTTTCGTTTGAGTAATTCCAATGTAAGAGCATATCCTACAAACCCTGCTCCACCCGTAACTAATACTTTTTTCATTTAATCTTCGTTATGTGGTTTTTTATTATCATCTAATCCTTCGCCTGTTGTGTATGGTGGGTTATATCCTGCATTTGTATAACTCCATGCAGAACCACTAGGATATTTATATGTAGTTGATGTACTTCCAAATCCAAATGGTGGATTACCAATTGTAATAGAACCACCGCCTGGTGTTGTTGTTATTGTTGTACCATTGGCATCTCCACAATAAACCTCATATGGTCTATGTGGATATGTGGGAGATGGTGTAATATGTGGTAATGTTACAATTGGTGCAGTATTTGGAACTCCAAATGGAAATGGTGATAACGTACTATCATCTTTAACCTCTGCTAATTTATCTTTTAATAAATCCCATTGTTTAGGAGTAATATTAAACTCATGTACTCCCTCTGTAAATCCTTTTAACCAAAGGACAAATTCTTTTGATGTCATTATATATTTCCTTTTTGTGATTTTTTATCTATACCAGTTACAGTTACATTTTTAGGTGTAAGTTCGTTAACATCCATATTCAATTCTATAACTTTACCAAAGCCATCAATTTTATAAGTTCTATATGCATCATTTGTTATTATCGGAACTTTAGATACAACGTTTGTGTAAAATTTCTTAGCTCCACCTTTCATTTGTAATGTTTCTTCTTCTTCGTTTACAAACTTACCAAAAAACCTTTTTATTAAATTTGGGTTAACATTTGATACTTTTACAGCATGTACTATATTTTTAGCTTTAGATACAAACAATGTATAAATTATAGGCGCAGTAGTTTCTGTATATCTACCTTTAGTACCATCCACATATTCGTATTCTTTTATAAGATAGAATTTTGCTCTAACCATTCTAGATGGACTAACTGAATTTCTATCATCTATAAATCTACGATATATTGGATTGTAATTTACCATTATTTATTTAAACTTTTTAATTTAGGTAACTGAAGTTGTTGAAACTTTGGTTGTATTTTAGTATAAATACCATATTGATTTAGAATACCATCAAATCCTTCTGTCATTTTTGCTAAACTAAATGTTGCCAAATTATGCTTACCTAACTTAGATGCTTCAGATTTATATTTATCATAATTTTTATAAACATCTTTGATAATTGGTAATGCTTTTGAAACATTTACATTAAACCATTGTGCTTCTTTTAAAAGGAATTGGTCAGCTGCCGATTCGTGTACTGGCTTTAACTCACCCTCCAATAATACTGCACCTTTCTTTAAGAAATCGATATGACCACTCCAATTGGATACAATTACAGGCTTACCTGTTAAACTAAATTCCAATAGTGGTCTACCAAATCCTTCACCCTTTGTAAAGTTTAACATTGCCTTTACCTTTTTATGCTCATATAATCCATTCATTTGCGATGGAGTTAAATCACCATGTAAAAGATAAATTGGAACTGATTTATAATCTTTTCCTAATACCTGTTTGATTTTTTTAATTGTGGTTTCTCTATCAATAACACTAAATCCAGCTGATGATGTTTTAAGAACCAATGCGGGTTTAACCTTTTCGTTTTTAAAAGCCATTGCGAATGTTTTAATCATCATTCCCACATTCTTTCTGTCCTCTCCCAAATCGCCTCTTAACCAATGTCCTACGAATAAGAATGCAAAATCTTCTTTGATTTGGTCTAATTCGGTTACATGCGCCACCTCATCAGTTCCGAAATCAAATTCATCAAATCCTTCAAATAAAATTTCAATTGGTTTTTCGATTTTAAATTGTCTGATAAGTTGGTTAGTTTGTTTATCTGCTTCATTATATACACTATCAATTAAACTCTTTTTAGAATGTTCCGATGGTACTATGATTAAGTCCATTCTATTACAACCATGTATCCAATCTAATGGAGAATGCGTTGTTTCGATTGCTGCAGTAATTCCGATGTTATAATGTCCCAATGGTTGAAATTCATTTGGTACAGTAACCTGAATGTATATATCCGGCTTTTGTTGAATGCCGGGTATGATATTATCTACTACCCATTTATGAAATGGTCTATCATAATTAAGAGCATCCATTGGAGTTTGTCCCCAACGAGTACTAATAACTTTAATTTCAAATTTATCCAATTTATAAAGAGAATGTAATAAATCTCTCGCGTGGTCACCATATCCACTTCTTGTTGCTACCGGTGCTTGAAATACTAATGTTGGTTTCATATTATAACTCTATTAACTTAAATTTTTGTTTTGGTTTCCAATTTTCAAATGCCCCTTCCATACCTTCAACTAATGAATCACACATTGCTTCCTTACTTAATTTTCCTTCTCCTAAGAAAAAATTTCTACCCTTTAGTCCAGCTATCTTTCTTTCTTCTCTACCCATTTTATACCAATCCATAATCAAAGGAGCAACATCTTCAAAATCAACTCTATCATCGAAAATATATGGAGTAGGAACTGAACCCGTTGTTGAACGAACTGGCCAAATTGGTTTAACCCAATCACCATATACTACGCCTGCTTTTTTATGTCTATCGTGTAAAGAACCAATCTCAACATAATCTTCTGCAGTTAATAATTTACCTGTACCTCTTTCTCTAAATCCACATTGGTCTTGCATACCGCCTGTTACGTTTACAATGATAGGTGTTCCAGCCATTACTGATTCAGCAGTTGCTAATCCAAATCCTTCATTAGATGCAATATTAATTGTTACATCAGCTATATTGTAAAGATAGTTTAATTCTTGCTCCGTATATTTGTTAGGTGCAAATATAATATTAGATTCAGGAATACAATGTTCTATAAATGTAGGTAAATCAGTACCATGCTCTTCGACCGGAGCAGTGTGCATTACCATACAAACTTTATCTCTCTTATCTTCAGGCAATGCTTCTCTAAATTTATCAAATGCCAACATAGCATCCATTGGTTGTTTTCTACGAATATTTCTATTATTCCAATATAGAACAAATTCGTATTCTTTATCACCAAAAATAGATTGTTTAAATTCCTTTGGAACTTCTACTGGTTTATATAAATCTGCATTAATACCGTGTGGTACATAGCTTACTTGCCAATCAGCGGGTGGTGTCCAATATGCTTCCTTATCCCAACTCCAAACTCTTTTGGTAATACCATACGTTTGTTTTGAAATACACCCAATCCAATCACAACTTTCGTAATAATTTCGATTATATTTTGGGTCTGGTAAATCATCCCAAATATGATAGAAGAAAAGGGGAACTGATTGGCGGATTTCATGCTCAATATCATATAGCCATAACCAATATCTCGGGTCAGTAAAGTGTAGAATAGCATCGGGCTTTTCAATCATTAATAACTGACGAATAATATCAGGATTACCATACCCATCCGATGGATAAATTTTAACCAATGCATCCTTTACGCCAGTTTGCTCTCTAACACTATCATTCAAATCCAAAACTTTCCCTGCTTCGGGATGTTTAATTGCTGCGCCTAACTGAACCCAATCGTATTTATCTACTGTACCCAACACTAATTGTTTGGATACATTAGCTATACCACTCGTCATTCTAAGGTCATCCGAAAGTAACAGAATCTTCTTTTTTGCCATAACTTATTTTGTTTCTTAAAATTGTGAACCACTTATTTGTAAAATAGTGTATTCATTTAATTGTTTTCTAAATTCTTCGTTTTTTGTGTAAAGGTCTAAGGTTCTATTAACGAGTTTTTGAAAATTTATACCACCATGTATTGTGATAATCTTAAAGTCCTCATCGTATAACCTTTTTATAACCTTAACAGTTGTTAATTTTAAATCTGCCATAGTTGATAATATTTGTATATACATATATATACAAAAAATTATTTTCCATCACAATGTGTTTCAAAAAACTCACACCAACTACAAAGTTTTGATGGCTTTTTGAAAAATTCTATATCGGTTCTATATGAACCATCTTCATTAAATACCGTATCAACGAATTCAGTAAATCCTTTCCATGCTTTATTCATAGATGGTTTACCGCTAGCAGGTACGTGTCTACTAATACGAGGAATATGATAATCTGCATTTTCAGAAACCTTACGTTTTAAAATCATAAATTCGACATCAATAATATCAGGCGAAATATTTAATAACTCTGCGTAAAATTTCTTATATAAAAGTATTTGAGTATTTTTAACCGGGTCTGATTTTTGATACTTACTCCAACCTTTTGTAGATGTTTTGAAATCGGTAATACGATATCTACCGGTTGCTTTACTTCTAACAATGAAATCTATAAATCCCAAAAAATTAACGTGTTCGGCTATCTTAGTATTAATCACTTGCTCAATTGCAACTAATTCATCATCTTTTAAAGAAAAGAAATTATTAAAGTTTTTTGATTTCTGAAAGTAATCTAAAATTAGATACCCATCTTCTAAGAATTCTACCAACTCTTCCTTAGAACATATCGGGTCTTTACCATCATTAGATTCTTTGATGAAGAATTCTCTCATCTTTTCTTTAAGAAAAGCCTTCGTATCCATTCCCTTATCAGCTTGTGATTTGGAGATACGAAGGCATCTACTTAAATACTCTTGCAATGTTTCGTGCATTGCTGAACCAAATACAGAATGTATATTGGATTTTGATGTGGATAAACCATCTATATAAGATAGTTTATATTGTTGTGGACAATTACTCCACATACTATATTGTGAAAATGATACTCTAGCCATATAACAAATATACGAATTTTATTTCAATAAACCAAAGAATTATATCTTTAATTTAAGTTTCGTAATTTGTTTTTTTTCTATGCCATACATCTCGCAAATGTATTTGATATTTTCTCTACCTTCTCTAGTCGAATAGAGGATATCTATGTATTCTAATGCCTGTGATTCTGGCACCGAATACTCTTTCTTAACCAATTCAACTAAAAACTCCTCATACTTATCTTCAGATTTACCTTTAGTATATTTTAAATACTGCTTACCTTTTGGTAATACACCAATATACAATTTGTACATCTCCTTTGGCTGAAGAGTTTGTGTTAATGGTAATAATGATGCAATGAGTTCAACCCATTCCGGCTTCATAGACAGGAATCGATTAATCATAAAGTTACTCCACGATTTCAAATCCTCTTCCGATAACTTATCGAAATATTTAGGGTCTTGCTCCGCCGTAATTGCATTAAGATGGTCGAATAACTTTTTAGCTGCCATTATTTTTCTTCTTTTGGAGTTTTTAATTCATCGGGTAAAAACTCTTGCAATGGTTTACCACAATTTGTACATAAGAATGCTTCGAATGGCATAATGGTATCTTTATCACCACCCGTTAATAATTTAGAAGCCTTACGAAATCTAAATCCTGGCATAAAAATAATATTACCACATTCACAAGCTACATCTCGTGTATCTTTTAAATCAATTTGTGGTTGTTGAAATTGTTCGTTTATCATTTTATAATATTTAAAATTTGAATAATTGTGCTCATAAACACTATCTCTTTATCTACTACTAAAGCATCTTTTGATAATCCATCTGCTATGGTAAGTATCACATTTGCTGTATTTCCAGCAGCGTAATCATCTACCTTATCATATAACATAGAATACATTTCTGAATAATCATTTAATCGATTATCAGCTACCGCCTGTCTAATGTTTATGAATAAGTTTCTTTTATCATTGGATGATTTAAGAAGGTCAATCAACTTAGTTTGGAAATTAGATTCAACCATAATTGCATGGTCTACTTTCAATTCACCTTTAGCCGATTGTAGTTGGCAAGTATTTAGGATTCTACGGATATCTGGATAATATGAACTAACTATATCAGCTACATTCTTAATATCATATGTAATCTTTTCGGTATCCAAAATCTTACTAACCTGAATTGCTACATCTTTCTTAGTTGGAGGTGTAATTGCAAATGATTGACATCTACTTTGAATCGGGTCAATAATCTTCTCAATGTAGTTACACGTCAAAATGAATCTACAATGCTTACTGAATGTTTCCATTAAGTTACGAAGAATTGCCTGTGCGTTTGGAGTCATATAATCAAACTCATCCAAAATTACAACTTTGAATCCTGCGAAACCTACCGATGATGCGAATCCTTTTACTTTGTTACGAACTGTATCAACGTTATTCTCATCCGATGCATTGATAATCATATGGTCACATTTAATTGTGTTTACGATTAACTTAGCCAATGTGGTTTTACCCGTACCCGCTTTTCCATACAATAGTAAATGCGGAATATCGTTGTTATCCAAATATTGTTGGATAGTTTCTTTGATGGTTTCATTACCAACGTAATCAGCTAATGTTTGTGGTCGGTATTTCTCCACCCATAAACTATGCTCTCTTTTATTTATATCGTTTGCGAAAAAGCTCATATTATATTATTTTCCTGTTGAACCGAATCCGCCTTCGCCTCTTTCGGTGTTATTTAATTCATTTACTTCTTCAAATTCAATCGTTGGATGTGGGATAATCATAATTTGTACAACTCTATCACCTACTTTATACGATAATGAATCCAATCCATTTGTTTTCTTAAATGTAGCTTGTAATTCTCCCCTATATCCACTATCAATTACCCCTACTGAATTAGATAATGCTAATTCATATTTTCTAATTGATGAACGAGGAAATACCAATCCCACGAATCCTTCAGGTATTTCTAATGCAACGCCCAATCCATAAGTAATATCAAATGTTGTATTGGATAGTATTTCAGTTGCTACTAAATCCATACCGGCATCCCCACGTTTTGCATAGGTGGGGATAACGGCATCGGAATGTAATTTTTTAATCTTTACTTTCATTTTCTTTTTTTCTTTCTAATTTTGTTTCTTCCGAAATTGGTCTTGGGAACACTCTGAATACCATTCCATTTTGTTGGAAGTTCAATCCTTGTCCTTCGGTTGGTTCAATTTTCATTTGTAATGGTGCAGCTGTTTCGCCTTCATTTGAGAATGCAAATACCACCGGCTCATTATTAAAAAATTGAAAACACCATTCTGCATCTAAGATTGGGGTTGCTTCAGGTACTCCAATACTACCTGCATCCTGTTGTTGTAATTTCTCTTCTGGAAATAAATCTAATTGTTCTGCCATTTTTTATTAATTTGAAATTTCTACTAAATAATATTTACATACGAACTCATCGATAATGAATTCAACGTGCGCCAATCCATCAGCCGATACGTTAAGTTTAGCAGATGTTGCTTCTTTGTTAGCCGTTAAGATTTCTTTAAGATACTTAGCGGAGAAAGAAATTGGTTTAACTTCACCGGCATATCCTTTCTGGCAAGTGAAGGTTACTCTATTTGTAGAAATAGTTGAATAACCAATAGCCATTTTCAAATCACCATTTTCAGTAAATACAGTGAATGTATCGATATCTGATAATGCACCTTTTGCTTTGATAAATTTATCAATCATAGTAGATGCCATTTCGATTGAGATACCAAATTCAGGCATTTGCTTCAAATCAGGTACAACAGGAATTACACCTAAATCTGCTAATTGATACGAAGTTTCAGTTTCATCTGAATTCAACTTTAATACAGTTGCTCTATCGCCAACCATGTCAACATTTAAAGATAAGTCATTATCCAAAATGCCTAATAAATTTTTTAACAATGATGTAGTGTAAATACCAACATTGAATGGTTTTGATGTAAAGCCATTAAAATCCACTTCACCCAACATAGTCTTATCATCTGAAATGAAGCGTACAGATAGTTTGTTTCCTTCTGCATTCCATGCTACTGATTCAATAACTCCACCTAGTGAATACTTTTGAATGAATCTTTGTAAATTTTGTTTGTTCATAATCTAATTTTTAAATTTTATTTTATTGTTATTGTGTAAATATACGAAAATATTTCGAATGTTCCAAATTAAAATGAGAAAAACTTTTTGGCAGTTAGAGCTTCAGTTGAAGCCTTTTGCCATTTAAGTGCGGTATAGAAATCATCTACCTTATTTTCCATATCCGATACATATAATTTATCTCTATCAATATATTGTTCTACGAAATCCATAATTTCTTTAGGGTCGTTATAATCCTTAAATGCCACAGTATCCAATCCCAATGGATTATTTTTAAGATATACCCACTTTACTTTATCACCATCTCTAATTGGTTCGTGCTTATATGGTGCATTAAAGAACTTCAATAATCGATTGTAAGTAATCCCAGCTTTAACGTGCGCCGGAGTTCCTTTCTCAAAAGATGCAATTGATAACCCACTATCTTTTCTCCAAGTACCATTATCATATTTACTTAACTCTTTAATTGCTCCACCCTTTGCTATCTTATTAACAGGCAAAGTAGCCATACTAGCTTTAAATGCTAATAGTTTTGTATCAACGTATTCATTATCTTTACCCATTAGAATATCCTTCAACATAGCACTCATTTGGTCCTGAAATGCTTTGGGGAATGATGAACGTACTACATCCAATCCCTTTACATCTAACTTATCACACGGAATACCATTCTTTAATACCATCCATTGTGCGTATCGTTTCTTAGCTACCCAAAATCCTGCTTTACTGATATACTCCTTTTTGATTTCAAATCTATGTTTCTCTTTTGGAATAAAGAAGAATCTTTCAGCCAACATATCATAGAATGAATTTAAGAATGTTTGTGTTTCGGTTGCAATATTATCCACCTCAACTGCCATTCTCTTTTCATCAAATGTTTTATATTCTGGGTATCTATGTTTTACCAATGGTTCTGCCATCATATAAATTGAATCCGTATCAATATAAACATTGTAGTCATCAGTTGTTCCTAATTCTTTCCAATATTTTCTATTTGCCATCTCCGCCGTTTTCTTAATAACAGTTTGACCCGTAACCGTAACTGCCTCTGCATTATCAATATCGTAAAACCGAAAGGCAGGAAGGCCAAGAACACCATACATAGAATTAAGAAGAATCTTCTGAACAAGCTGCCTTTTAGCATAAAAGTCATATTTCTCCGTATCACCCGCTTCACCATATTGTTTTTCTAATTTTCTGAACTCAACACGCTTTTCAAACCAATCATTTAAGATATCAGCAATAAGACCCTTCTTATCCTGTGTATATAGAACCCCATTTGCTGCAACACCCAAGTTACTATCTTTGATAACTTCCGTTAACTCCTGAGTCGTATATTCGTATGTATCACCATCTTTACCAACTAACTTATATGTCGTATCCAATCCTCTAATATTGGCTTCGGCATCCCAATTTGTAATCTTACCAACTTTAGTTTCTGGCGAAATATTTAGAGTCATAATGATTGATGGATATAGTGAAGTTAAATCCAAATCATATATCCAATCATACTTACCAACGATAGGTTCTTTTACATAAGCTCCAATAAACTTCTCTTGGTTATTATCTCTAAGAGCCTGCATCCTTTCTTTCCTATCTCGTGGTTTATTTGTTGCTACCAATCCTTTCTTTTTAAGATACCCTAAACAAGCTCCTTCCAACCACTTCGATGAATATATGTAATCCTCATATGGTACATATCCGGCGTGACAAACGGCTCTACATAATTCAATGAATTGAAGTTTCTCATCCATCGATACAACTAAGTCCACATCGACAATGTTATACTCAATAAACTTTTCTAAATCATTTTCGAATAAATCATCCAAACTTCCTTCATACTCAATCTTACCTCTACCCAATTCTTTGGTAGCGATATAGTTTAGAGTATAAGATGCTTCTAACGTATATGTGTAAGTTTTATATAGATTGATATAATCCAAAATGGATACACCACCAAAACTAAACTTCTCTCTATATGGAGACCAGAATGCCTGTCCTATTGGTGATAATCGTTTAGCATGTCCTTCGCCACATACATTCTTTAATCGGTTATACAAATATGGAATATCAAAGAAATCAATATTCCAACCCGTTAGGATTGTTGGATTTACTTCTTCGTAATAGTTAAGAAATGCCTGTAATAGATTACGTTCATTATCAAATATATGAAGAGTAACTTCTCTACCATCTTTATTAAAGTTTTTGGCTTTGTTCTTTACTTTTCTCTCCTTATCTAATACGAACACATCATAGAGTTTTGTTGCTCCATCATGTGCTGCAATTGCCGTAATTTCATTCTTTGCATCTTTTGTATTTGGTAGACCCGTTATCATTTCTACCTCAATATCAAATGTAAGAACTCTATGTCCATTTGATGGTAAATCGTTTTCGTATATATCTACCAATACTCTCGTTGTTTCGGGAACATCTGATTCGAATAAATCTTCGGCATCTTCTTTTTCCCATTTACCAACTTTACTCAATTTATCACCATACATAGAAAGGTATTCACCATATGCATCTCGTTTGTATGCATACTTTCGATATGGGAATGTTTGATATCCACTCTTATCATCCCATAGATGGATTAAATTTTTCTGTCTTTCGTAATAAATGTTTTGATACATTAAGCTCTTAGTTTTTCGTTTAATATTTTAATCATCCTACTATCGTTTTCAGATAGTTCCTTTGCTCTTTCAATTGCTTTTATTGATAATTCTAATCTATGATTTTCATCATCTAATATTTTATCAAGCATATCAAACAAATCTTTTTTATATTTAAAGAACAACCCTTTTGGGTCTATCTCTTTGTAACAATCTGATTCCTGAAATATCATAGTAGTTCCATTCATCATACAATCGGTAGCTGCTACACTCCAACCATAGTTAGTCTGCCTCATTTGAATTCCAACGGAGCAAGATTGTAATTTCTTATAGTAATCGTGCTTAGCTACTTTGGTATTATCAATCCAATTAAATTCAGGCTTACCATCCAATTGAGGCACCCAAACTTTGAAATCTTGTCTACGTCCTCTATACTCTTCCATCAACTTAATAAATGATGGATATCCTTTATATGCAGCTGCTCTATGATTGAATACAATAACTTTTTCTTTTGGTTTAGGCGATTCGATAATTTTTGTAACATCTATTCCTAAATTCCACACTACTAATATACTACTTAATTTTTGAATAAACAAATCATTGAACCATAATTTTGCTTCTTCTAAAACTCTATCTTTTTGTTCTTGTGTATTTAGGAAGCAAGTTTCCATTTGAGATACACCCAAAAGTTCAATCGGCATCCATCTCCATTTGTTTTTTCTATCTTCTGCATTACAAGATTTCATTTCCCACCAATGGCAATATCCAATTACATTGGTTTTGAAATCGTTCTTATATCTGCCAACTTGCGGCCAATCAGGCAAATGAGAATATATTACATCATATTCCAATGTTTCCAACAAACGATTCATATCCGGCGGATACGTTCTCATCTTAATCATATCGCCTGAAAATTGAAGTATATGCTGCTTCACATTTATTAGATTTAATTTCTTAACAGGCTGTGGCAATATAATATTCCAAAAGAATTCACCCTCCGATTCTAATCCTTTGATATGGTTGTATATAACATCCACAAACGAATCCTTTTCAATATTGGAAGAGTTGGTGATATTAGGTATCACCAACACTTTCCTTGCTTTATTATAATCTATACTTTCCCAAAAATTCATTTATTATTTTTTTAATTCGGATAAAAACTCATCACCATGCCTAGCGCCTTTCTTCAAATTTAAAGATTTTGAAGTTACACGCAAATTATTATATTCGGTAACGCCACCCTTAGCGATTCCCCAACTTCTAGGAATGTGATGGTCTCCTGCCAATTCATTTCTTTCAAGTTCTTCACCCGTATAAAAGCATTTACCATCTTGCTCTTCCCATTTTTGTAAGATTTGAGCTTCACTAAATGTTTCTTTGGGGTCTAATGCTAACAAGCCGAATGATTCAACATCACCAAATTGGTTTTTATCAGCTTCTTTTTCTTTATTAAGAACCCAACAAATTGTACCAATTGCATTTTTGTTTTTACCACCAAATAACTCATTGAATGGTTGCATTTGATTACCATTTAACATCGTTTCATTCATATACAACTTATCATTCGTATTACTCCATTTTCTGTATATTTCAAAAAACTTCTTTGTATATGTTTTTACATCAACCGCATATGATTGATTTCTCAATGAATCTGCGTAAAGTACAAGTATCATAGATAGCCAAGGTGTTAGCTTATCTTTGTGTATTTTTTCAACTGATGTAATTACTTTATAAGAAAAATCTAATAACTCATCTACTTCTTTCTTAAATTTATTGAATAAAACTTTTTTTGTAAAATCGCCACTACCTCTTTGTACATCTTTAACCCACTTTGTAAGTGCGGCAGGAGTTACGCCATTTTCAAATCCGTGCTTTTTCAAAAATATGATTTCAGAAAACCATTCATCAACTTCCATTCTACCTTTTAAAGCAAATGATGGTGAAAAATGTTTAAGTACATCTTTAGTCTTATTACCTCTCTTATCGGTGATAATAGTTTGTCTTTCAAATAAATCATGCATTTCTTCAAACCTAGCGGTATCACGAATATAAGATGATAACAAACCACGAACAGCGTTTCGTATTTCCTGCTCTTTCATATCATTCACATTATTCAATATGTTTACAAATAAATCTGAAACCATATCATCTTCTAAATTTTCATACCACAAACATGATATACGATATTCCATTATTTTAGAATATAGTTTTGGAAATTTACTTTTAATTTTTTTAATATCACAACCACGACAATCCATACCATCTATGATATATGCATCATCATCCGTTGGTAATTTAAATTTACCATCAATAAAATCTAATGGAGCACTAACACGTTGTTGTCCATCAACGATTTCAAATCTGAAACCACCACCTTCGGTTGGTTCTACTCTAATGTGAATTTGTGGAATACGAGCGTAGCTCTTTGAAAGAATTGTAAGAATAATTGCTTGCTTCCAATCTAACCTTGCAACTTTCTCTCTTTGGTACTCTCTAGCACCGGTTTCTAATGATACACCATGTGCATCTTTTAAAAATTGAACTGAAATATCACCATTGTGTGATATTGGGTCTTGTGTTTGTCCGAATTGTTTTTCGGCGTTTTCGCAGTTTAAATACATATTTTATGTTTTAATGTGAAAGCGTTGGTCAATTGAGTAATAGTAACCCAACATTTAGCAACACTTTATAAATTGTTTACTATGTAAAGATACGAAAAATATCCCAAATTACCAAATAATTAGGGATATTTTATATAACAGGTTGATAATCAATATGTTATCTACCCACCTCTTTTAAATATGCTTCTTGCATTTGCTCCCACGTCATACCAATTGCATCAACGTAGAATAGTACTTCGGGTTTGATTCTACCCTCATCGTGTAGTTTTGTATATCGTTTGATGGCTTTATCCTTCCACCACTTAGTGGTATATTCGTTTCCTTTTGCAAACTTTTCATTAAGAATTAAATCCTTTTCTTCGATTTTTGATTTTAAGAACTCATTACCATTTTGGTATATTGGAGCAAAATATACACCTCTTTGAAATCCGTGGTCATAAGCGTTTCCTTTGATTCCTAATTCTTTGAAAATTGCCTGAATAATCTTTTGTTTAATTCCACTTACAGGTCCGTTCTTTTCGTAACCCATATTAGCACCATTACGTTCTCTTTCATCCATAATATGCGTCTTATACCATTCCGAACGATTTTCTTTAATCCATTGATGCCAAGGATTGTAGACCGAATCATCTGGCTTTGTAGAAATCTTACCTTTGGATTCCCCCAATGTTTTGAAATGTGGAATACCATTATATTGTGAATGAATTCCGTAAAGGGATGTTGTGCCTACTCCAACTAATGGATTATCATATTTAGTTTTCCAATATGCTCTAACTTCGGGTGCAGTTGCTAATGCTGCGATTAACTTACCACCTAAAAAATTATAACCAAATGGTTGTGTAGATACAATCGTTGTAGCAATAGATGTACAATTTAATTTACCTTTTTCAAACTTATCTTCTTTACTCCAACCAATATATTCATCTCTAACACCCAATGATGTAATATCAGAACCTAAACATATTTGCCCTAATATTTTATTACTTACTCTATCCTTAACATATATTTTTACGTTTCTGCCAGGATTTGCTGAAAATTCCATAGTATGTATTAACTTACGGATTTCAGTCCAACGAGTAGATTCTTTTGGGTCATCTTCAACGATTTCCACATAAGGGTCTAATTGCTCTATTTCAGAAATAGTCAATTCCTTATTATTAATATCAGCTGGCTTCCACAATGAATCGTAGTATGATTGTAACGCAGGTAATCTCTTCATATTAGAAACTCTATCAGCATTCCATTCAATCCACTTCTTATATAAAGTTTGTTGCTCTACTGACATTTCTTTAAGATAGTCCAAATTTTCAATGAACTTTCTTTTCATCACATCATAATCAAATGTGGTTGTGTTTGTTTCTTCGCCTGTGTTCCAAAATTTCATATTACAAATATAACTAATTAATTTTAAATTACCAAAATTTGGTATCTATTTCTGATTCAGGTGCAATTGTTTCCCACACTTGAATATCTTTGTTGAAAGCTCGAGTATCTTTTGGATATGGTCTGATTTCGTGTTTGAACGTTTTCATAATTGCTTTCTTTTCTTTCTTATCAGCCGTAACAATTTGAAGATATCTATGCTTTGGTGGCTCTTCTCTTCTCCAAAATTGCTTATATCCATCCTTACCAATTTCTCTACGAAGATGTTCTAAATTACCACTACCCCACTTTGTAAACACAGTCCTACTATGAATCCATTTATAAGGGTCATTTGATAATGAAATACCATAGTTAGGCATTAAGGCAATATCGGTATTTAATCCTTGATAAATCCAATTAGTTGCCTGATAAATTCCACCTAAATGTTCTTGTCCATTATCTGCATAAGAAATAAGTGCTTTAATAGCCTTATCGTTTTCTCTAAACCATTTGAATGATTGTCCCATTGCGTATGATTCAATATTAGAGCCATATCCATCATCACAATATAAACGAGTCAATTCTAATACATTATCTTTTGTAAGTAAATCTGAAATAGAAGTTGCTGCCCTTGCCCCAACGGGGAATCCATAAACTAAACATCCAATTAATTTATTATCTTCACCCAATGCATTAGTTTCATCCATTTTATAAAAAATACCTAAAGCATATCTACAAGCTGTCCAAGCGTGTGTGTAGTGCTTCTTTACGATGATATCTTTAGCTATATCTTTACTGATTGGTGCGATATATACTTTGGATGTATCACAATAGTTTTTGCCTTCTTCTTTCATAACTTTATTTTATTGGCTCTAATTTGAGTATCTCCTCCACAAATTCCACATTTAATTTTGGATATGGTAGGGATGGGTATTTCAATGATTTAAATAATTTCTTTTTTTCTTTACCATACAATAGTATATAAACATACCTATGTTTGCGTGGTTCTTTTTTAATCCAAAATGGGGATGTTACCATTGTTTGAATTATCTTTGGGTCATTCGTTCCATACTTCACATAAGATGTTCTGCTATGATGCCACTCATCAATCTCACTCCATTTAAAAGACCAACTATCATTTGGTCTGATTCGATTTCCCTGATATACCCAATTAGTTGCTTGATAAACAGTTCCCAAATGTCCAACCTTTGGGTCTGAATATGATACCAATGCTTTAATGTGTGGTGCGTTTTCTCTTAACCAATTAAAAGTTTGTCCTACAAACCAACTCTCAATATTACTACCATACCCATCAAATACAAATAAACGGGTAAGTTCTAAAACCTCCGTTCTATCTAACGTTTCAGATATGGATGCGCCGGAATGTCTACCAATTGGGTCGCCATAACAGGCAACTCCAATTAATTTTTCATTTACGCCACCAAAAAATTTGTGTTCATCATTTGATATATAAAATAAACCAATAGCATAAGATACTTTTGTCCATATCCCACTATAATGGTTATTAACAATAATATCTTTTGCTATATCTTTACTTACTAGTCTTATCGAAAGTTTGGATATATCGCAATAATCTTTTCCTTCTACTTTCATATAACTATTTTACCCAATCATTGAATGCTTCTTCAAAGGCAGATACTCTATCTCTCTTAGGATTTTCCTCCATAAGTTTTTTAGCCGCATCTAATACTTCTTTCCACAATCCATATGAATTGGCTTCC